ACGGTCTACGCGCAGCCGTACGGCCAGGGCTACACCGACGGTGCCAAGCCGAACGAATACGTGTTGCTCTGCAACGGGCGGCGCGTGATGCGCTCGCGCACGATCTCGGGGCATGGGCCCCAGCAATTCCAGGGTGGCCACGGGTTTCGTTTCGGGCCCAACGCATTCAGCGACCACCAGAACTACGGCGTTCTCGCCGGTCGGCACGACGACACCGACTACTCGGCCGGGCTCACATTCGATGAGGTGCTCGCCGCCGTCGACGGACCGCTCAAGTCGGCCTCTTGGGGCCGCGACTCTTGAGCTTCACGTAGGAGCTGCTCCTCGGCCTCGTAGCGCTCGATCAGGCTTCGAGCGCTGGTGAGGGCCTCCAACACCGGGCGCGTTCTGCCGTCCGGGTAGACGATCACCAGCTCCAAGTTTTCGAGCCGGTTGTCGTCGCGCCGGCCGTTGCGATGCACGACGCGCTCGTATTTGTGCAGCGGGCGCCCGAGCAACTTGGCCATGAGCCAATGCTGCTCAACGATCCATGCTGGGCCGGTCGCCGGCCAGCCGCGGATCCGCCGATGGAGCGCGAGCTCGGCGCCATCGACGATCCCGCGTTCATCGATCGCGATGAAACCATCGGGGAGCCGAAAGCGCCCCAGCCCGAGATGGCCCCTAGGCTTGGGATCGGCACAGAACAGGCAGCGCCCCGTAAAGCCGCCGCGTGCGACCGCCGCGCGAATCTCCGTCAGGGCCTTGACCCTCACAGCTTGGCACTGCGGGCACGTCACGGTGACGCCGTAGCGATCGGCGCCGTACTTCGTGAAGACGACGACTTCGCGGCCAACTGTTGGATGTTGCGGGATTTCTTCGTTGCGCTTTCTACCCATACACAAAATCCTTTTTATGCTCCCATCGTTTTTTCGGAACGCGCCAATTCGTTTAGAACGATCAAAATAATTCTCTCTTATTTCTAATATTATTTTGGTCGTCTCTAACGAATTAGTAGAGATCGAAAAAACGATGGGAGCATAAAACGCTTTTTAGGTCAAGAACAAGATCGAATAGTTACGCTTCAAGGATCACGGATCCGAGCTCGAACGAACGCCAGAATCCAGTTCGGCTCAGACGTGACTGTGACGGATCCCATACCGATCCCTCTCTAGCTCGGTTGCGAGACGTCCGAATTATGGGCTAAATGTACCCCATGGCGAGGCGACCGGCGACATTCCGTGACGAACACGGTAGATACCACGCAAAGATAACCCTGTCCCCAGAGCTTTGGGCCCTACTGAATGCTGTGGGGCAGCAAGCGGCCAGGACTTTCGGTTCACTCATCCGAATCAACTCGGATGATCAAGCATCCCAAATCGGGCTCGCGATGCTCATGCGACACGTCGACGACCTGCTTGTGGGCGGCGACGCCGACTGGCTACCTGACCGCGCGTTCGCTAAGGCCATCGCCACGCTCAAGGGTGGAAACTTCGGCGCGATCCCGAGCACGGCAACCTCCGCGATCGATCTAGACGTGCTCCACAAGAACCCAAAGCTTAAGAGTGGTTACGAAGGTGTTTACGCCAACGGGCAGGGGTTCCGGGCAATGGGACGCGATATCTCCGGGAAAACGATCGTCATCGGAACGTATCAGAGCCCCGAGGAAGCCGCGCACAGACGATACATGTACCACCGAGCGAATAACCTCGCGTATGGCGAGCTCGCCGCAGAAATGGAGCGCTGGCGCAAGGATACGGTCCAGTGGGGTGCCGCTGACAAGACCGACGAGGAGCTGATCGCGGAGATCAAGCGTCATGCAGTGATCTCGGGTACCTACGACGTGATTTTCGGGCCGGGCTCGTGCACCATCGAGCCGACATTCAGCAAGCGGCTCCCGAAGCGCGAGGAAGTGCTCGCCAAGCCGCCACCGCCAGCTGTGCACACGGCCCCGGAGCAACCCGCGGCGCCGCCTCGAAAGGCCTTCAAGCTCGACCCAGACGACGTGCCGCCCGGATGGGCGACCGATGACCCGGCCGAGGGCTAGTAGTCGATCTCTTCCTCGGCGAAGGCCTCGTAGGGCAGTACGCGGCGCCGATTCGTGACGGCGACGGCGATCACGATGACCGCGGTGATCACACCGATCGGCACAGCGATCTTGGCCCACAACGGCACACGCTCCCAGTATGAGCCGAGGCCCTTCTGACCGCAGCCCATGCAGCCGAGCTGCACTTGGCCGGCTTGCTGCGACGGCATCGCAACGGGCGCGTTGGGGGCTGCGTTCGGCATGCCGGGCAGCACGTGAGGCATGTTGGGGGCGACGTTGGGGACGTTCACCCGACCGAGCTTAGAACAAACCCGGCGCGATTGGAAATGTCGAGGGGCGCCCGATACAAGGGGGCTCGTATCGGGCGCCTGGATCGGCGTCGCTGGCGTCGATTACAGCGGCGATCGTGATCCTAGTTTTACTCGATCATGCGGCGCCGATCAAACTCGTCACTCGTCGAGGCCGAGCGCCTTGCGTTCTTCTGGTGTCAACGCCGAGCCCTGCGTAGCTTGCTCGGCGACCGAGAGTAACTCCGGTGGGATCGGCATCAACCAGCCAACGTCATCGACGTGGAAGATCAGCTTGGTGGCGCCCTTCGCAACGACTTCGCCGGTCGCGTTGCTCGTCGCGTGCATCGTTGCTTCGATCGCGAAGAAACCCTCGACGGGAAACTCCTCGACGATGCCGCGTGGGGCGCCATCAGGAACCGTCAACAGGCCGATCTGCACGGGCCGCTTGCGCTCGACGAAGTAGGCAAGCAACGGGGTCCACTTCACGACGCCACCAACTTGGTAGCGCGCTCGATGGTCGCGTTGATCGACTGCGGCAGCTCGACGCCGGGATATGGCTTCCTCATCGTTTGGATCATGTCGAGGAGCCGCCTGATCTCGGCGATGCTTTGCTCGCCGAGTACAACACCATCGTCATGCAGGTCCAAAGCCGTGCGGATCACCGCGACAGGGCCGATCAGCTTGCTGGCAAGCTCGATAGGTACATTCACAATGTCTTCTCCTCGCGAACGCGCTCGACGCGCTCGCCCTCTTTCACGAACGAGCGAAACTCGTTCGCGATCGAGATGTCGTCGACGGTGTGATCGGGTAGCACCGGCAACAGATCGCTTGCCGTCTTGAGCGCCGCGAACGGCCAGCCCTTGTGCGTCTCGGGCGGCAACTGCCCGACGGCGAACCGCGTGACGTCGAGTAGCGCTCGCGTGAGCGTGACCAGCTTGCGCACGTTGGTATCGCTACCCTCGACGACGACGTTGAGCTTGGCGTCGATCAACTCGGCGCGTAGCCGCGCTACTTCCTTGAGCGCGGTATCGCGCTCGTTCTCGACGGCCTTGTACTCGTCGAGCGACATCTCGATCTTGGCGGGCATTTCCTATCCTTCGTTGGAGTCTGTGTCGACGGCCGAGCCGACGACGTTGAGAGCGTGTTGCATGAGACCAGCACCGAGCGGCGTCAAGACGAGCATCGTCAGGCCGACGAGAAAAGCTTCAAGTCCAACTTGTGCAGCTACCGGTGCTTGTACTCCTAGTTCTAGGAGCGGCGAGAACAGATCGCCTATGACGAGCGACAAGAACACGCCGTACCAAAAACCAGAGCAGGACGGACAATCGGCCCAGCGCGCCAGTGGTAACGGGTAGCGTGACCACAACCAGCGTGTGATGAGTGCTCTACTGCCTAGATAGAACAGCGCCGTTGAGAGCAAACCAAAAACCAGGAGTGTCGTGATCACTTGCCGTGCCTCCGTAAATATGCCGCGGCGTCGTCGAGAATCGATGGGCGCTCTTGGGCCATTCCCAAAATCAAATTGCAGCGGCCATGCACAACTCCACGTACGACGCCACTAGCATGATCATGATCGATGCAGGGTTTGTCGAGCTTGCTCGTCGAGTCGAAAGCCCCGGAGCAGAGCGCGCAGCGCCCATCCTGAGCGACGAGTAGCGCATCATACGCGGCTGCATCTAGCCCATAACGACGAAGCCAGATCGCACGAACCTTTGTCGGATTCGCTTTCTTCCACGCAACCAATTTCGGAGCGAGACGTTTGCGATGCCGTTTCCATCGCTTCGCGTAGTACGCCTTTTGGCAACTCTTGCATCTAGACGCGCGTCCTAGACGTCCTCTGGCGTATACGTAAAAGGCTTCCAACGGAAGCACGCGCTTGCATTTGCAGCACGGCTTGGATGTTGGTCGCATGGCGCGCATCCTAGCGCGCTGCTCTGCCAGCTAGTGCCCGAGGATGTTGAGCAGCTTGTCGAGCAACAGTTTCTCGCGTTCGTCGGCCTTTGGCGTCGGCGGCGCGAGCTGCGGCATGAGCTTGGGCACGATCGCCTCGCCGAGCCTGCGCCCGAGGGTTCTCGTTGAGCCGGCGAGCCGCAGCGCCGAGACGAGCAGCTCGATATCGGCGACTTCGAGCTCGACGTTGATCTTGTGCGCGCCCGCCACTAGTTCGACTCCTCGTCGTTCGCGACGGCCACCAGACCCGTCGCGGCCTCATAGTCCTTGACCTGTTTCGCGACGTGCTCGGGGTCGGGCAGCGCGTTGCCGATCTTGTCGGCGAGCTCCTCGGGCAGCGGATCCGGGGCTTGGCCGGCGCGAGCGATCGAGGCGCCCTGCGCGCCCGACCAGCGATTGCACAAGTAGTTCGGTGCGATCAGGTCCCCAACTGGCTTCCCATCAGCGGTACGCCCGGGGCGCACCAAGCCCGACCCACAGCGCACGAGCGCCTTGGCGGCGATCAAGTGGTCGATCTTGTCGACCATTGCCTTGATGTTCATGCACTTCGGGTGGTTTTCACCGAGCTTCGACGCGAGCGAGACGTCGAGCGCTCGCTTGAGATCCTTCTGGCGCTGTTCATTCCACCACTCCTTGGGATCGGACTTGTGAACGCAGTTCCAGCACCCTTGCGTGCGCTCGAAGATGCGGTCTTGGGGAACGAAGATCTTGGGCTTGTTTCCGCCGCTGTCAGCCATGCGTCCTATGTACTCGTGATTTGTTTTACGGTCAATTTGACGACGAATAAGCAAATCGACATACTGCCTTGCGATGGCACGACCACTGGACAACAAGCCCAAGCGCTACGACGAAGCCAAGCTCGCGGCGATGACCGCCCCCTTCAATGTCCGCGTCGAAAAGATCCGCGGGAACCAACGCACCCCGATTCCGCTACCCGAGGGCGACGACGGCGCCCCGAGCGGCACCGGATGGGCCGTCGAAGACGTTCGAGGCCTCGAACAGTGGCTCGTCAACGAGTGGACCGGTGGCGGGCTCTACGAGATCTCGATCACCGACTCGTCGCCGACGCCGCAGACGATGACGTGGTCGCCGTTCTGGGACGTGAAGACGTACCCGGAGAAGCTGCCTCCCACCATGATCGACGCCGCGGCTGCCGCGGCTGTACAGCCGCCGCCTCCACCCCCCACGATCATCGCTCCACCCCAACCACAGCAAGGTCAATACCGCATGGCGCCTCCCGTCTTCCCACATGGCCTCCCGCAAGGGCAGGCCTATCCGCAGCAACCGTACTTCCAGCAGCAGCCGTACTTTCAATCGCCGCCGCTGCCCAACCCGCCGATGCCGGGAACCTATCAGTGGGAAGCCTACAAGGCCGAAGTCGAGCGCCGCGAGCGCGAGACGCGTGATCGCGAACGCGAGGCCGAGCTGCGTCGCGAGCGTGAAGAGAAAGAGAAGATGCAGCGCGAGGCGATCGCGCAGCAACACGCTGCCGCGCTCGAACGCGAGCGCCAAGCAAACGACGCGCGCATCAACGCGCAGGCCGCACAGCTCAACGAGCTGCGCAACATGGTCGCCGGGCTCGCGTCGACGATCAAAGAGGCTGCGACGGCGCCGCGCGGCCCGTCGCCCGAGCTCGAAGCGATGCGCCTCCAGATCGCCGAGGCCAACGCGAAGGCCGATCGCGAGCGCCAAGAGCGCGAGGCCGAGCGTCGCGACACGATGCTCCGCGAGGAGATGCGGCGACAAGCCGACGAGGCCAAGCGTCAGGCCGAGATGATGCAGCGCCAGTTCGAGCAGACGATCGCGGCGATGAACGCCAACAAGGCGCCCGATCAGATGCTCATGATGATGCAGAACAGCCAGCGCGAGCAGATGGAGCTGGCGAAGGAGCTGTCACGCAACCAGACAGCGCAGATGCAGTCGCTCCAAGCGTACATGATGAATCCACGCGACATCATGGCGATGGCCAAGGAGTCGTCTGGCGCCGTCGATCACGCCACCGAGCGCGTCACGAATTTCTTCGGCAAGGTGATCGAGACCCAACAGAAGGTCACCGAGAACCTGTTGCAGATGCAGCCGGGCTCGAATGGCGTCGTCGAGCTCGTCGGCAGTGGCATCGATCGCGTCGGCTCGCTCGCCGAGCGCTACCTCGGCGGCAAGCAGATGGAAGCGCAGCTCGCGGCGCACAGCCAAGTCGCAGTTGCCGAGGCGCAGGCTCGCGCATACGCACAAACTGTCGTCGCGGCGCAACAGCAGCAACAGCAAGCGCAGCCGGCGCAACCGAACATGCAGAGCGCGGGGCTCGGCAATCCGCAGCCGCAGCCGCAGCCGGAACAGCCCAAGCCGCAACCGCAGGCCAAGCCACAGGCCAAGAAAAAGGCGAAGCCCGAGGCCGCAGCCGAGACAGCACCCGTGTCGAACGATCGGCGCCTCGGCAAGACCGACCAGGAGTGGTTCGGTCCGATCCTGCCGCAAGTGCAGGAGCTACGTACGCAAGCGAACAAGTTCATCGAGTCGATCCGTGAGGGCAAGCTCGACAAGAACGGCAACCCGTTCGGGTGGTCGCCCGAGTACGCAGCGGGCGTCGTGATCCAAGCCGTCGGGATGGTCGTGCAGCGTCAGATCGAGATCCCGATCTTGATGAACCTGTTGTTCCAAGATCGCTTCGCCGATTTCGTCGACGTGCTCGTGCCCGATCCGATCGTCACGCAGCAATACCGCGACGAGCTGACACAGATGATCATCCGTCAAGCGCGCATCGCCTCGGGACAGGACCCGGACGATGACGGTGGTGGCGAGATGGATCAGAGCCAAGGCGTCGACAACGACGACGACGACGCCGATGACGACGCCGACGACACCAGCGAGGCCAGCGGCGACGGCGACGACAACGCCGACGAAGCCGCCACGCCGCCCGCAGTGATCCCGCTTCCGGTCGCCAAAAAGCCCAACGGCTCTCAGCCGCGTCGCGCGTAGCTGGCAGACCAGCGCGGTAGGGTTAGCGCTCGATGGCCGAGCCAGCCCTACCGCGCATCATCTGCGATCGTTGCCTCAAAGACGCGACGGTCGAGCTACCTGGTATCGACGAGCACGAGTCGGAGTGGGTCTTGGTTCGATGCCACGACGAGGAGCAATTGATCGCGAGACATGATCTCCGTCTCGCGAGCGTATTCGTGTGGAGCCAGCTTAGGTTCTGGACGAAGAGTACGCTGAAGGACATCGAATCAAGGTCTCTGACTCAATTAGGTCAGCACGTGAAGCGTCTCGGTACAGTCAATCGCGTGCGTCGCTCGCAGGGCGCAGCGGCTCTCAAGCGGCCCCCCAGCGAGATCGACCCCATCATCGATCTCTTGGTTCTGTTTCGCGCCGACGCCGAGCCGACACCACCCACGCCGCCACTCGAACCAGTCGTGAGACGAACGGGTAATAGAGTGCGCTGTCCAACATGCACTGGTAAAACGTTGGCGAGCGCTTGCTCGCGCTGTGGGGATAGCGGCTTCGTCGACGAGGAAGTGCCCGAGGGCCCGTTCTGATGTTGCGCTTCATCATCGAAACGCTACTCGCGTGCGGAGTCTCAGCGCTCGCACTGCTCGGCATCGGGCCGCTGCATTATCTACTCGTCGTCGCGCTCGTGTGGTTCCCGATCTTCGGGGCAACGATCACCCGTGATCGGCACCTCGCGTTTGCGTGGTCGTGGTTCGCGGCGACGCTCGGGATCAGCATCGCGCTTAGCTTGATCTGGCCGGCGGTGCCATTGATCTTCGCCGTGCAGCATTGGCGGGAGTCTCGTCGTGAGTAGCTACACCAAGCAACTCATGCAGGCTGCGAGCGATTGGCTTCGCGAGAACCCCGACAAGGACGATCCGTTCCTGCGTGTGCCCGAGTACATGCGCATTCGTCAGAAGCACGAAGACGATCGTCTGGATGGCGAGCTCGCATTCAAGCGCGCAGCCTCGCTCACGGCGAAGCTACCCCATCATGCCGCTGTCGCCGAGATTGACGCCTCGCTAGAGAAGCTGACCGACAACATCGGGCGTGCTGCCTATTCGTTCGGCGAAGTCGATAAGAGCATGCGAGTCGTCGAGGACTACATCAACGAGCCTACCGACGAGGGCCTCGCGAAGATCCAGACCACGCAAGAGATCCTCGGCCGCTTCCTCGTCGCGTGGGGTCGTGATGGCTACAACGTGTTCGACTTGTCGCCCGATTTCGTCGCGGCGATGCTACTCACCGACTCGCGCGAGATCGACATCGCGCGTACGCGGCTACCATTCGGCGGCATCTTGATCCTGATCCCGGACGGTTTCGCGCGCGATGGCGAGGGGCGTAGCTACACCAAGATCCACGTCAACGAGATCACCGAGCGCGAGGCTTCGATGCTGACCGCTGCGAAGAATGTCAACAAGGAGCTTGGCAAGCTGCCACGTGACGAAGCGAGAGAGATCCTTGATCGCGCAACTAAAGACGCCAAGAACACGCCCGCGTTCATCAACAACAGCATGGAGAAGCTGCTCACGCCGTTTCCGGGCTCGCGGCTTTGCATCCATGCGACGACAGGCACGATCGGCTTCAACTTCGTGGTCAAGCGCGATGGCCTAACGTGGGACAAGATCGATGCGGCCAACGAAGACATCGAGCATCCCGAAGATCTACACGTCGTGCACACGATCCAGATGCTCGTGTTCTCGACGCTGGCGTACATCAACGCGGTGAAGACCGCGCTCGAACCCGTCGAGGTTCAGCGCAAGGAACGCAAAGCGAAGACAACCGAGCAACAACCCAAGCGCTGGACGGTCGGCCGTACGATCAAGCTACACCCCGAGCTGGTGCGCGCCGCGCGACAGGGCAGCCACGAGATCACGTTTCGGCTCAAGCATCGCCACATCGTGCGCGGCCACTTCAAGCAGCAAGCGTACGGATCGAATCACTCTCTGCGCAAAGAGATCTACGTCGAGGCGTACTGGAAGGGCCCCGAAAATGGGGCCGCGCTCGTCCACACCTACAAACCGAAAGCACCCAATCCATGGCACTGAAATCTGTTCCGTCCGTCATCCAACTTCCTGGTGGGCGCACGCTGCGCGCTGTGCCGTTCAAGATCATCGAGCGTGACGCTGATGGACGCGCGATCAAGTTCGAGATCCTGCCTCGGGGCAGTAACATCGTGAAGGCCGACCACTGCGTGCTGTTCGCCGAGGAATCGGAGATCCGTGCGCCGGGCTTCGCGGTGAGATGAAGTTCTACGCGTCGATAGTGCCTGGACGAACGATTCTAGCGTGCACGCACGCGTCTCCATGTCGTTCTAGCCGTGTTGAATGGGGCGGCTGTCCGCATGCCAAAGCCCCACGAGCTACCGACCGTATTCGGTTTCGCACGACGATCGGGCAAGCCAAGTCGGATGTCACCCGCGCAGGGAATCGTGGCGTTGTCCTTGTGGGTGACACCGACGACATGATCGACATCAAGATGTCCGAGCAAGAAGCCGCAGAACACTTCGAGCGCCGAATGACTATTCGTGCTCAAGAAGCGCTGACTCAGGCAAGTAAACCGTACGAACTAACCAAACCAAAGCGAAAGCGTTCTAGCGCCGTCGCAAGCCAGCGAGGTTCGTCTTCCGCGCGTCGAAAAGCCGAATCAGCACGAACAGCGACATGATGCCCGATGCCAGCAACGCCCCGAGCCATGCTTTCTTCCATTCGACGCCGACGATTTGCATGGCCGGCGCGATCAGGATCGTACGTGCCATCGTCCAGCCGACGAGCGCGAGCCCGGAGCCCTTGGAGCCTTCGAGCACGCGCGCCGCGGTCTTGTACGTTGGCAGTTTGGGACCGGCGATCGCTGTCGAGGGGCTTCCAAGCGCTGTACCGAGCATGAGATGAACAATACCAAGGGGACAGGAATATGAGCAACAGGCTGAAATTGGCGATCGGCTTACCCGCCTACGGCGATAGCTTGACGGCGCACCATGCTCGCATGTGGATGGAGATGGGAGCTACACTGTCCGGCTCGCCCGAGCGGTTCGAGCTCGTGATGTTCGAGACGATCGACGTCAACCCGATCTCGAAGGCGCGTAACGATCTCGTGGTCGCCGCGAGGCGCCACAACGCTGACTGGCTGCTCATGATCGATGCCGATACGTGGGTCGAGCCGATCGATCAGACCGAAGACGCCGGGCAACAGCTCTTGCGTATGATCTCCGATGCCGATCGTGCGGACGCCGCGATCGTCTGTGCGCCGGTCATCCGTCGCCGGCTACAGGCCTCGGAGCACGACGAGTACATGGTCTACCGCAAGCGCGAGGGCTCGCTCAACATCGATCAGCTCGAACCGCTGACGTTCACGCGCGGCGAGGATCTCGCCGATCTGACGTCGCGGCACCTGTTCCCGATCGATGCGTGCGCGACGGCGTGTTTCGCGATGAGCATGCGGCGCACCTACAGCTCTGAGCTGTTTCAGTTTGCGCACGGCCTGCCCGAAGACAAGTACGCGTGCCGCGTCGTGCGCACAACCGGCGGCAAGATCTTCTGTGATCCACGCGTTCGCACCGGCCACAAGTCGCGCCCGTTCGCGCTCTACTCGCGATGAGAACGCAACGCGAAGTGCTCGAAGCTGTTGCCAAGCTGAAACTAGACGCAACTGGGCACATCAAGATGAAGGTGATCAAAAGTAGCCCTCCGCAGATGCTTCAGAAGTGCCTGGTTTGCGGCAAACGTAAGCACACCGAGATGTATCCCGGAGCTGTTCGCGAAGCCGCCTCGCGAGGCTTTCACGCAAGGGCGCTCGTATTCAGTCGTCGGTGAGATCGACAGTACGGTCAGAGAAAAAGCACCACGAGACGAGCTGCTCGAAGTAGGCACGAGCGGCAGCGCCATTCCCGGCGACGGTAGCGAGCGCCGCTAGCCACCCGAGTAATCGGGGGTACGGCGGCATCATGGCGTTTAGTCCTTGCGGATGAGCCGCAGCGTGCGGAACACCGTGATGATCGCCGAGACGGCAACCGCCGTCGTCGACACCAGTGCGAGCGCGAACACGCGATCGTTGTGCGCGTTCATCTGCGCGACGACATCCTCGACGCTGGCCGGCGCACCGTCGCCGAGCGTCGTCGTGTTCCAGTTGGGATCGCGGGCGCGCTCGGGCGTGTAGAACCGCAGCGCCATCGAGCTCTCGGGCTTGCCGCCGCCGTCGTTGGGCTGCACGGGCACCGGGTAGCCGCCCTGGTTGTAGCCGTTCGGTGGTAGCCACGGCGGCGTCAGGTAGCCTTGCTCGGTCGAGATCCAGCCGCTTGCGACCGGCGTGTAGTTGTACAGCGACGCCATCTCGAAATCGGTCGGGATCGCGCCGAGCGCTTTCTTGAGCGTGCGGCGACGGCGCCAGCGCTGGAACAGCGACGGCCTGCCGAGCGGCGTGTCGTGGTAGTAGCCGGCCTGATCACGCGTGTTGTACTGCGGATCGTACGGCTGCAAATACTCGCCGCGGGGCCCACGGCTCTGTGTGATGCCGGTGGGCCACGAGCCCGGGATCTTGCCGTAGGGTGCGAACACGCTGCGAAGCATGCCGCTAGGCTATCACAACCTACTTGACCGGCTTACCCCTGAAGCACGAGCCAACTTCGATCCCGTTTCGATCGACGGTCACGTAGCCCTTGGTGAACTTTGATAGCCTACAAGCTTCCTTCATCGCTGCACGCTTCGAGCGATGAAATGTCGTCTGCGCGCGGTCGGTTCCTTTGCGCACGGAGCCAGTGTTGTAATACGTGCGAAACGTCGCCATGCCGCTAGGCTATCACAGCTATCGTCGGGCGAATGCAGCCGCGAGGAAGGCCGCGCCGAGCGCGACGATCAGCGACCCGCCACCGATGATGGCGACGATATCCCAACGGATCGGCCGGTCTTGAAGCGGCGGCGGTGGGATCGACGCGTCGTTGAGCGAGATCATGTCCTGGTACAGATCCCAGCGCCGGGTGCCGCCGATCTGACCGAGTTGCATCGTCGTCGTGCCCGGCGCGACGCGAGCCCGGGATCTTGCCGTAGGGTGCGAACACGCTGCGAAGCATGCCGCTAGGCTATCACAACCTACTTGCGCTCGACGTAGCCGATGCAGAGCGCCGTGTTGTCGATGCGAAGCCCTTTCGCATCGAGCTTGGCATCGATGCGATCCGCGAGCTGATACGCAGCCGAACGCTTCGCGTGAGTGCCGGTTCGTGCGGCGCACACAGGATTCGAAATCGCGTCACCGACTTTGACGCGCTTGATCACGTTGTCGAGAGTCTTCGCGGTAGGAGTCCAGCGCTTTGCCATGACAGCGAGGCTATCACAGCTATCGTCGGGCGAACAGCCTACCTCGCAGGGATCTCGGGCAGGTCTACGACTTGTCCGGCGAGTGCATGGGTACTGTCGGTGCAGAACGAGATTTTACCGTCGGTAATGATCGAGTGGCAGCGATAGCACGTGAAGCTACTTGGCCGCTCGGGATGCGCGGCATTGTACGTACACCAACAGGAGTCACCTTGTTTCCACGTTGAGCCGTAGTGACCGCTCTTGACGTCGATCGATGGCGTAAGCGTTGGCATGTCGAGTGAGCCGTTCCACACCCACTTGGCGCTATCTCCCTCGACGGGGATGTAATGTCGATCGCCGCAGCCAGGACAGGCGAACGAGACACCATTGGATGTCCGTTCGAATTTCATCGCCGGGCAAATGCAGCCGCGAGGAACGCCGCGCCGAGCGCGACAATCAGCGACCCGCCGCCGATGATGGCGACGATATCCCAACGGATTGGCCGGTCTTGAAGCGGCGGCGGCGGGATCGACGCGTCGTTGAGCGCGATCATGTCCTGGTACATATCCCAGCGCCGGGTGCCGCCGATCTGACCGAGCTGCATCGTCGTCGTGCCCGGCGCGACGCCGACGCTGTTGGTGAACCTGACAATCGCGGCACTCATGGCTTGAGGCTCCTACGGCCCGAGCGATGCCCGAGGCGATAACCGATGCCAACGAAGATCCCGAAGAAACCGGCGATCGCAGCGACGCCGATCACCGGGTTCTCGCGCAGGAACACGACGGCCTTGAGCGGCGTGACGACCTTGCAGAGCCCGATGCCGAGCGAGGCTTGCACCGGCTTTGGTGGCTGCGTCGGATCGTCGGGCGTCGCTTCGAGCTCGTGCAGGCGAAACAGGAGCTGCCCGACCTGCGGCAAGCACGGGTCTGCAACAACGTTCAAGAACCCTTGTGCTGCGTCAGCCGCGGTCGACATCGAAGCTCCTTAGCGCTTGAGTCGACGATACGCGAAGATCCCGCCGAGTACGAGCGCGCCGATGCCGAGCGGCGTCTTGTACCACGGCACACCGGCCGGAAAGACCACGGGGATCGACGGCAGCGGAAGCACGCCACCCGAGCCGATCTTGTTGGTCGCCGTCGAGCTCGGGTTCAAGAACGTCGACGGAGAACCACCACCGAAGATCGGCGGCAACTTGGTGATCTTGGTACCAGGTGACGCACTCGATGGAACGTACTCGCCGATGTGCGGGCCGGCGTAGAAGTCAACGCACGGTTGGAAGTATGGGCTCGTCGTGCCGTACTTCTTTCCGCAGTAGACCGCAGCCGCAGGGCGATCCTCGCCGGTCGGTGCCTCGTCGGGCGTCATCGTCGACCAATCTTCACCGAGCCCACTGCCGCGTAGCTGCAACATGACGACTCCTTATTTCTTACGGAGCTTGGGGAGTACGTACTTCCAGCCGACGAAGCCGCCACCGATGATCGCGAGGATACCGATCGGCGTCTTGTACCAGGGGCGCGGGATCGCGAACATGGTCGTCGTCTGCGTCGTCGGCGTCGGTTGCGTCATCACCGCGGCGACGGTCGGCGCGCTGGTGAAGAAATTCTTGATCGACTCGACGATCTTGGCGCCGCCGGCCTCGGCGTTCATGTCGACCACTTCGCCAGAGGCCGCTTCCGACCACTGATCATCTGCCGAGAGTCCTCGAAGTTGAAACATGGCTCATGCCGCCTTGGTGGGGGGAGTGAAGAACAGCTTCCAGCCGACGAACGCCGCGCCGAGGATCAACGCGATCCCGAGTGGCGTCTTGTACCAGCCTGGTGCGAAGAAACCGACGACGCTGCTCGGCATCATCGTGGGATTGGCCGTCTTGAACTTCACCGCGGCCGTGTTCGCGGCGACGGTGAGCGGAACAGCCGCTGCGGCAACAGCTTCCTTGGCCTTGCTCGTCATCGCGCCCGCGGCGAGCGCCGCCTGCAACGCGACGAACGCCCACGAGGGCAGCTCGGCCGAGAGCAGCGTTTGCCCGGCGATGACGGCCTGCACCGTTTGCGGGTTGACGTTGCCATCGATGGGCCCCGGATCGATGTCCGGTCGCTGCGTCGCGACGCTCAAATTCTTGAGCGCCTGTTGGAGCGACTTTACCTCGGCGGGCCCTTGGAGCATCGGCCCCATGAGCTCGACGGGAAGGGCTGTTGGCGTGGAGAGCAGCATCGCCAGTCAGCCTATCACAGAAGATCGCTATCTACGCGAAGCGTACACGAGGCCACCGAATACCGCGAGCCCACCGACGAGCCAAGCCCATGGAAACGGCTTGGGCTGAACGGGTGGCATGATGTTATCGATCGGGTAATCGATCGGCGCAGCGTTCGCAGCAGCCCAACCCTCGCACCACTTCTGCATCACGAGGTTGGTCGTACCGACGGCCATCGCCGTGCTGTCTGGTGGCGTCACGCACGTGCATCCCGTAGCGCCTTGCTTGCAAGGCTTGTTAGCCTTGTCGACGCATTTGGGCAACGCCAACTTGTTCATTTGGTCTTTCGCTGCGGGCGCTGCGACACAGAGCGTCTTGGCGATTGCGTTGAGCAGACTCGCCATCGCGTTGCCGAACTTCTGCAACTTCGTTTTCTCGACGTAATCGAGCGAGACGGTGATCTGGTTGTCGTTCTCGATCTTGAGGAACACCCAGAACGACGCCAAATCGGAGCTCGGGTGTTGCGAGATCGCGCCGTCCTTGGTGATATACGCGCGCACACATGCGATCGGCCGCGTCGACGCGACCGGGCAACGGCACAAGATCGATTGGCAGACGACCGGCGAGTACGCCTCGTCGAGCGAGATCGTGCCGTACGCGACGCCCGAGCTAAGAGGAAACCCACCGCGCGCGATCCACTTGCGATAGCCGCCTGTGTTGTTGAGCTCGTCGTCGTTCGGGAGGATCGGGTTGTATTTGAGCCCGCGGATGTTGGTCGCGAAATCCGGGGCCAGCTTCGCGAGCTGCGTGATCGACAAATTCGCCGGATCCGGGTAGCCGGAGATCGCCAGCTGGCTCATGTACTTGCTGACGACCTGCGCCGAGCGCGTACGAATCGCGCGCTCGATCACTTCACGCTGGATCGGATTCGCAACGACCGTCTTGCTGAAGCTCCGTCCGTCGCCAGGCTTGAATTCGCTGACGTTGAACGGCACACCATAGGCGATGAACGTACCGGGCGTCAGGAGGTTCGGCGCGGCGCCGTTGTAGCAAGCCGTCGCGCTCGACATCGCCGTTGGTGGGCAAGTCGGGATCATCGACGCGAGCCCGAATTCTTCGATGCGTTGCTGCTCGGTTTGCGCCTGCAAAAACTCGGCGTATTTCGTTTGCAGCTCCGCGTACGTGTACCGCTTCGTGGTAGTCGACGGCTGCGGTGTGTACGGCACCCCCGCGCTTGGTTGCGGCGTATACGGTGTATGCGACGGCTTGGGGACGTAGTTGGCCCCGAAAGCACCGAGCCCTCCGAAGCCATCGCGCGCGAGCAGCATGGCAGTCAGCCTATCACGCTAGAAACAAATCATCTGTGGTAGCGTTGGAGCGTGAAGCTCACGCAGCGCAAGAAAGTTATCATCGCCTCTGGGCTCGCCGGTCTAGGCATCTTGGCGCTCGGGATCTGGGCGACGCGACAGAACCGCGTGCTCATGGGCCTCGGTCGCTTCAAGCAAGCGCCGGTCGTCGGCACCTACTCCGATGGCCGCATGAAGACGATCCTGCGCGCGTCGAACCAGATGCCGATCGAGCAGCGCATCGCGACGATCCAAGACCTTGTCCATAAGTCAGTCCAGAACGCAGAGATGAGAAAGCTCGCGCTCCAGATCACGAACAAGTGCCCCGAGCGCGATCAGCGCTGCGAAGCCGAGGCGATCTATCACGCGATCAAGAATCGCGTGCGCTACACGGGCGACATCGGCCCGATCCGCCATCCCGACGGCAAGGTCGAGGGCATCGATCTCTACCAGAGCGCCAAACGCACCTGGGAGTTTTCCGGCGGTGACTGCGATGATCATGCAATCCTTGGTGCGACGCTGCTCGCGCTCAACGGCATCGAGCCGCGTCTACGCGTTGTCCGTCAGCGCAAGGATCCTGATTGGAGTCACGTGTTCTGTGGCGGGATGATCAACGGCAGATTTGTGCCGCTGGACACTACGTTGCCCGGGAACAGGTCGTTCGATAAAGAGGGCGTCTACGTGAAGGGCGTCGACTTCAAGGCCGTCGATTTGCCAGCATGATACTGTCAAAGCGTGACGTTGTTCGTGCTGATAAGCTGCGCCTGTTGTGGAGCTGAATTCAGCACGCGTAGCGCCGAGCCGGCGAAGACGTGCTCGAAACGCTGTCGCATTCAGCAACGAACCAACACGGTTCTTGTAGAGCGTCGAGCTGTTGAGCAGCTCAAAGCACTCGCGCAGCAAGCGCCTGAAGGTGCCCGTTGGTTGGCGATACGCTCGACGAGCGGCTATGTGTTTTCGCTCGTAGATGAAGACATCTTCGAGCACGTCTCAATATTGTCTTGGCAGTTGCATAGCGAGCGCTACGCAGGCGTCAAGCACAGGCGGAAGTCTTGGGTGTTCTTGCACCACTTGATCATTGGCGCACCACCAGATGGCTTGATGATCGATCATCGCAATCGAGACACGCTCGATAATCGTCGAGCGAACCTACGGTTCGCGTCGCGTGCGCAGAACATGCAAAACCGTCAGCACTGGGTTGGATTTCGAGGCGTGGATCAAACCGGCCCCAATAGCTGGCGGGCGGCGATTAGGGCAGATGGTCGGCGAATCTCGTTAGGCTCCTTCGCTACAGCGGAAGCGGCGGCTAGGGCGTATGATGAAGCCGCCGTGAAATACCACGGCGAGTTTGCTCAACTGAACTTCAAGAAAGAACTGACATGATTCTCGCCAAGTCTCTCGGCATGGTGCCTGCCTGGCAATACAACCAAGGGTGGGCGCAGAATCCGAAATACAACCGTCACGTGGCCTTTCCTCCCGGGATGGATCAAATGACGCCGCAGCCTGTCGGGCCCTACTACGCGCCGCCGCCTGAAGCTGGGCTCGGTGCGGCTCGCGTGCGTGACTGCTTCTGCGACAGCGGCCACGAGTGGTGCTGTACGAATCGCCGGTTCGGGTTTCGCGGGCTCGGAATCAGCGATGTCTGGGCAACACGATTGACCGTCGGTGGCGCTGTGCTCGCGGGTGTCGCCGCGATCGCCGGGCTCTGGCTCTCACGCAAGTAGCTCAAGCGCCGTTCGAGAGCGCGAAGTTTTTGATCTTCGCACGCAGCCCGTTGAGCTCTTTGAGCGCCTCCGTTGAGACCTTGGTTTGCTCGTCGAGCATACGCCCACGATCGGCGTAGCCTTTGAGGAGATTGTCGACGGCCGCGACGATTGCATCTGGATACTTGCTAGTAGGCGCGAAGTCCTGATCGAGTCTCTCGCGGATCGCTTCGAGCGCGCGACCCGCCGGCAGTGGCAGATACTCCTCGCGCGGCGTGTTGTTTGTCTTGTCGCCGTCGAGGTTCGTCCAGTCGGCGCGGTCACGAATCTCTTGCTGGTGATCGTTGCCTTCGAGCGCGCGTTTCTCGGCGTCGAGATCTCGGTTGAGCGCTTTCTCCTCGGTGAACTTGTCGGGGAATCGCGCGCGTAGCTTGGCGATGTTGCGTTCCCAGATGCTCGCGAGCCTCACTTCGAGAGCGTCGATGAACAAATTGGAGTACCACGCCTGATCACCGATCTCCTCGGCGAGATTCTTGGTATCGAGCGTCGCGCCATAGATCAGATGTTTCTTGAGCGGATCGCATAGCTCGCCAAGCTCGGTGATCATGCCGAGCACGGCGTGCATCATGCGCGACAGGCGTTGATCATGCTTGCGAGCGCGATCATATTGCTCGGCGTTCGTATCGATCGCCTCGATGTTGCGGCACGCGTGGTTGATGAACCTCGGCGTGTGCTCGGTGCGAAGGGCGGCGACTCTGTATTCTTCAGGCGTCATCGACATGCGACGACGTTAGCTCGCTGCTCTGCCAGCTACGGCCTTGGCCTCGCGCTCGGCGCCGATCAACATCGAGGGCAACGCGAACGCGAGGAACATCGCAATCGAAGGAAAGCGCTTCATGGTTTGATCTCGGCGCGCAGCGAGCGGCGCCCGAGCAAGAGCCCGAGCGCGAACACGTAGTAGAGCGCCATCGCGAGCCAGTACGAGCCGGTGATCCAGCCGAAGATCAGCGCGAGCACCGCGCCGACCACGATCATTGGCATCGAACGCATGACTAGTTCGCCATCGCCGCAGCTTCATCGTTGAGCTGTTGGATCAGCCGCTCGATGATCTGCTCACTCGGGACCTGCGTCGCCGCTTCGCGTTCATGGATCAGCGACAACAGTCGCGCGACACCGTCATCGGGGAACACCACGACGGCGTTCTCGGCGTCGACGCCGGTCACGAGCCCGAGCAGATCGATCCCGATGTCGCAGACGTGCTCGGCGACTTCGAGTTGATCCTTGGGTGGCACGTTGGTCACGATGCCTTCGATCGTGTCGATCAGCAGCCGCTTGACGCCGCGCACGCCGAGTTGCTTCGCGTGCCTGGTAGGCGTCTTGATCTTGAGCTTGCCGGCACGTTTGGCGACGGGCTTCGACTTCGTTTTCTTGGGCATGAGAATTTCCATCGGCAAGACCAAGCCTAGCGCGCTGGTCTGCCAGCTATCGACGGCCGTGTTGCAGCGACGCGATCACATCGGCGGGCACGAAGCGCAGCACGCGACCCGCGCGTAGGTATGGGATCTGGTTCTTGTCGACCATGCGACGAATCGTCTTGACGGATACGCCGAGCAAGCTCGCGATCGCATCGATATCGACGGGCGTCGCCTCCATCGCGCCCGGATGCGTCTGCGCGAGCAACTCCTGCAACGGTTGCTGCGCGGCTTGTTGAATGAACGCGAGCAGCGCCGTCGTCGGCTCGAACCAGTCGTCATGCACGCGGTCGTCATCGTGCTGCGAACGGATCTGATAAGCCGTCTGCTCGGGCTGCGTCGTCTCGTAGAGCCCGATCAAACGTGCGTCGAAAGCGTTGTCGCGCGCGAGCTGGCCTAGTCGTCGCCCGAGCGCGGCGCCTTTCGTACCTTCGATCAGGATCGGCCCAACGCCACCAGGTGGATTGACCTGCACGAACATCACGAACGCGCGCTCGCTCGCGTGTGGGGTGATGGCGTTTGCGGTGGAAGGCGAGACGATCAGCACGTTGGTCGCGGTCTTGGTGGGTCACCTGCGCGCCGCCCCCAGCGCGCCGAGATCCACCACATAGCTATCATCGAATGGACTTTGATTCCTCGCTGTCAGCCTATCGTACTACGATCATTGCGGAATAGCGATCGCCTCGCGTAGTTTGTCCGCATGGCGACGATTTTCAGGCACGGCGGCGAAGCACACGTCATGCGCCCCGACGGCGTCATGCGTTCCAGCATCATCCGGCCGTTCGTGGGGTACAACCCACAGGCCGACGTCCAGGCAGTCGCGCAGGCCTTCACCACGGGCGGACCGCTCGCGACGCAGCTCGCGGGCTTGGGCGCTCCGGGTCCGATCGCTACATGGTGGGCCAACGTCAAGGCTCGCTTCGCGATGCGCAAGGTCGAGAAGGCCGTCGAGAAGGCGGCGATCATCGCAGCGTCGAGCTCGCCCGGCCCCGAGACCGTGACAGCCTCGCAGGTCGCGCCGCAGATGCAGGCGCAGATGCAGATGCTTCGCCATCTGACGCAGCACTCGAACGCGTTGCAGGTGCGCGGCCCGATCGCGCAGGCCGGTCGCGCGCTCGCGTCACGCCGATACTTCACCTACTACCGCGCCGGCTAGTCAGCCTCTCGCGGAAATCCAATGGCAAAGATCATGACGCTCTCGGGTCCTGGCCTCGGTGCTCCTACCGAGGGTCAGTGCAAGTGCGTCTACAACCCGCGGACGAAGAAGTCCGCGAAGCTCTGTTTCGTCGGCAAGGGCAAGCGCACGCGCTCGGGCTGGATTTTCCAACCGGGCGAATGCTCGCCTCGCCGCAAGTAGTTCCTCGTCCCTCACTCCCAGAAAGGTCATCCATCAATGTCGCGCTCCCTCGGAAAAGTCGATCTGCTCGGCCTCAACGCCTACGGGCAGAATCCCGGCCTGTCGCCGCTGTGGGGCACGCTCATTGGTGGCGGCGTCTCCGGCGCCTCGACGATGCTCGCTCGTCACAGCGGTAGCGGCTCGGGCGTCAAGTACGCCGAGGGCATCGGCCTCGGTGCCGGTCTCGCAACCGCGGGCGTGATGTACGCGATGAAGTCGACGCGTCACGCGGCGCTCGGCGCAGCGCTCGGTGCGGCGTTCGCCTCGGGTATCGCGCTGCTCGAACGGCTCCTGTTCGGCACGATCACGGCGCCAGCTGCGGCCGTCGTTCCCGCCGCGGGCGGCACGGCCGGTCTCGGCATCCCGCAGATCAACGCGCTCAACGGCCTCGGCATCCCGATGGCTCGTGACCTGAACGGCCTCGGCGTGCCGATGATCGCCGAGCGCACGGCGCCCGCGGGCACGATCCCGGGCGTCGCCGGCAACCAGCTCGCTTCGCCCGGCGCGAGCATGCCGCCCGTCTCGTTGCTCGGCCCGATGAGCCCGCAGGCCTCGCACCTGCGCGGCATCGGTGGCCCGGCGGTGCACGGCCTCAGCGCAGCGTACGGCGCAACGCTGCTCGGTGGTGGTCGCGGCTAAGCGACTCGCCTCACCCACCAGCGTCGAGCTCGCTCGACGTCGCCCCCGAACGGAAGCCCCGTCGGGGGCATAGGGCGTCGAAGGCACCGTGTTGGTGCCGTGCTCGTCGAGGGGACGACCCCTCATCGGGCGTCAACGTGCCGGCCGTTTTGCCGGTGACACTCGCAGGAGAATTGACATGGCCGGCACTGTTGGCGTTGCACCAGGAACCACGACGATCACCCTCCCGAACGGTCAGACCGTTTCGATCGAGGACTGGATCGATGACAAGCTCTATTCGACCGTTCAGCTCGTGAACGGCCAGACGTCGCCCGTCGAGGCGTTCGTCTCGGGCCGCTCGCAGCCGATCCCCGGTGGTACGCGCGCGGCGACCCGCGTCGACACCAACGTCCCCCGCTCGGGTGACACCGGTCTCCCGATGTCGTGGGAGATGTACATCTACGGCATCGGCATCATGATGGTCCGCGTGATGCGCGCGACCACGGCCGGCGCGGTCGTGCTCGCCGACGGTTCGGGCGCGCTCTCGAACCCGCCGCAGCTCCAGACGCTGTTCTCGGTCGATCGCGTGACGTACCTCGAATTCACGTACAACGACAAGAAGTACACGTATGGCGTGATGCAGGACTACCCGCAGGGACACGGTTACAACGTGTTCTCGACCAACAGCTCGTTCGAGCTCGCGCAGAACGGCGTCCCGTCGCCGCGCGATCGCAACGCGCTCGTCCTGCCGATCTGGCTGCGCGAGAACCTCGCGTACAAGCTGTCGTTCTCGCCCGAGGCCCCGCTGGTGATCAACCAGCCGGCGTCGGACAACTCGACGGCGCTGACGTTCGCGGATGTCAAGTCGTACCTGTACGGCCTGATCCGCCGCAACGTGGTCTAATCGGGCGGCGCACGCGCGCCGTTCTAGGCTTCACGGAAAGCTAGACGTCAACGGCCATCCTTCGGGGTGGCTGTTGTCGTTTCGGGCCTCCACTCGTGGATGTCGCGTAGCGCGAAGTCGCGCGGCGCCTGCTTTTCGTGACAGTACGCGTGCAAGAGCCACTGCGGTTGCGGGTGATGCTTCGTGAAGCCCCACCAGATGTGTAACGGTGTGATCCGGCGATCGGCTTTCTCGCCGCGGTGATTGGTGTAGAGGATCGTGACTTCGCGGTTAGTCATCATCGTCAGTTGCTCGCTTGCTCGCGCTTGAACAGCTCGACGTGAGCCCAGAACGCGATGCCCACCGTCGCCGGGACAGCGCGCGGCGAGTGCCCGAGGACGCGTCCCAGGAAGCCCACGATCGTGTGCCAGTTGACCGGATCGGGCTTGTCGGCAACGGCCCGTTGGGTCACGAAAACATCGGCCAGCGCTCGCGGCTCGGCTGGGCTGATGAACCGCGCGAGCTCGTCGTCGAGCGTCTTGCGATCGAATGTCTCAGTCCAGCCTGACGGCCCCTTCACGATGTAGTGCTTGGGCGCGATCGTCGGACAGGAAAACGAGACGCTCTCGACGGAAATCGTCATCATGTCAGCCCCTGGTAGTACGTACGTACATGCATGTCAGCCTCTTTGTGTAGGTGCCTGATTTGCGATAGGCTCTAAGCGATCGTCATCAAGTTCAAACGACGATCAGGAGAAACAAAATGGGTCGTCTTCCTGCTACGTGGGCCAACCGGATCATCCAAAGTCGTTGGCCCTACACCATCTCGGGCGAGTTTCTGATCGAGTCGGCGGAAACCGGGCAGCAATTCCCGGACGCGACGTTCCAGAACGGCCAGGACAAGCCGTTCGAGATCCATCGCATGATTCCTCGTGTCTACGCGCTCGACAGCGAGGGCGTGCTCCTTCCCACGCAACCCGACCAGGAGCTCCTCCTCGGGCTCGTGCGCGCGAAGATCGTCGATCTCGGCCGCGAGCAGCTCATGACCAAGAACCCAACGCTGCTCGGGCTACTCTGCAAGGGCTCCTCGGAGCGGACGTGGGAATTCGCCGAGCCGATGTATCTCATCCGCGCCGAGCAGATCCAGATCACGCTCGACGCGTTGACGTTTCCGGTCATCTCGAACCTCGACCAACTGAAAGTCGCGATCGACTTCCAGGGCTTCGTCTGTGTGGTCGCGCCGCCGAGCGAGAACCGGTAAGGCATCGCGTCACCCTAGCTCGCTGCTCTGCCAGGAAGGCCCGCCATGATGGATTCACGCCTCAGCACGATCTCCGTCGGTATGCTTCAGCTGACTCGTACGGCTGGCGATACGCTATCCGCCGAGACCAAGAAAACGGCTCCGACGGTGCTCACCGCGGCGAGCAAAAAGCCGTTACGCGTGGTCATCGACAACGTCTCGTTCGCAGCCGAGGTGTATCTCGCGCTCGATTCGGCGACGCTACAGAGCAACGAGCCCGGCGGCGAGACGTTCCAGCTTCAAGCCGGGCGCTCGGTCACCATCATGCTCGCACCCGATCAGCGGCTCTACGCGATCAGCCTCAGTGTCGGGGCGCAAGTCTCGCTCGCGATCTCCGAGGCGCTACCGATCGACACCAAGCCGTAGCGGGCTTCGTGGTAGCGTGTGCGTATGGCCTCGAAAAAGGCGAAATACGCAATCGGAATCGGCGGCGGGCTCGTCGGGGCGTTTCTGCTCTACCGCTGGTGGCTGAAGGATCAGGCCCAGCGGCGACTCGACGAGCTACGCGCCAAGGTGATCGCGGGCGAGATTCCGACGCGGCGTTTCCTCGAAGCGATCTTGATCGAGGGCCAACCGAATCCGGGTGACGGCCCGCGAATCACCGTCGAGGAAGCCGCGCGCATGAAGTGCGAGCTGGTGTTCCCCACTGGGCTCTCGACGCTGCCCGAGTTTTCGGCGGCGCTCAACGAGCTGCGCCGCAACGGGACGTGTCTATGAGCCTCTACGATGATCTGGTGAAGACGATCTCGGGTTTCTCGCTCGAAGACACGTGCCGCGAATTCATCACGGTCTCGATGCGTCCGTGGGACGCCAACATCGATGACGTGATCGACAATTGGAAGACGACGGGGTTCTACACCGTCGAGCAGCTCAAGCAGATCAACTTGCTCGTGACAGATCTGCGTGTCGCCTCGCAACAGGCGATCAGCGCAGCGTCCAAGCAGCTTCAGCTACCATCACACCACGAGATTCTGTTCAAGGCTCACGAGGACATCAACGACGAGCTCTACGACCCCAGACGCTTCATCGAGGCGCAACTCGAAGCCGAGCGTAAGGGCATTGACATCATCGAGGCGCAGGGGCTCAAGCGCTTCATCGTCAACGTGCTCAAGTCGGCACGCGTCGCGAAGCTAGCGACGTCGTTCGTCGAGTGCTCGCGGCCCGGAGCGTTGCTCGGTGCGCTACAGGCTCTCGGGGGCGCGGCTGAGGCGCTGATCAGCTTCGCGAAGGCTGTCGGAAACGTCGTCAAGCAAGTCGGTCAAACGGTCCTGAAGATCCCCGATCTACTCGGCTCGTTCTTCAAGTTCCTCGGCTACCTGCCGTGGTTCGTGGTCGCGTTCGGTGGCTACTACGTGGCGACGAAGACGATCCTGCCGCCGAAGTACGATCCGCTCAAGCTGCGTGAGCGCGAGACGTTCGCGCCATGGCGCAAGCAAGGCGAGTCGTGAGACGAAACAACACCGCGATGCCGACGACGATGATGGGTACAGGCGTCGTCTGGCAGATGCACATCTACGGGGTGGGCATCCAGATGACTCGGGTGCTGCGCCCCGGTGGCAGACCAGCGCGCTAGGCTGTCGTCGTGAGCCTCGACCACGTCAAGAGCATGATCATCGTCTTCGCGATGCCGGGCTGCGAGGCATGCGAGGACTACAAGCCACGCTTCGCGCGACAGGTCGACGCGTGGATCAGCCACGGCGTGCCGATGTACTGGTTCGAGAGCGGCCAAGTACCGCCACGCATGATCCCGGTGCTCATGCTCGATGCATCGAGCGAAGATCCGAGCGTGGTCGGGCTCGCCGATCAGTACGAGATCCAAGCCGTACCGACGACGCTACTCCTGACGCGCAACCGGCGCCCGGTGAAGCTCGAAGGCGCTCTAGACGACCAGCAAATCCACGAGATCCTGGCGTCGGCGCATCTGGCCAATCGCTAACATCGCGGGCTGTCACCCCCTGATGGTAATCTCGGGCTGTGGAAGAGATCGCCAAAAGCACCGCGTTGCAATACGGGCTCCTCGGCGTCTTCGTGTTCGTGTTCGCTTACGTGATCCTCGCGCTCTACAAGCGCTCCGAGGCGAAGGACGACAAGATCACAGCCGATCGTGTCGCGTGGGCCGCTAAGGAGCAGTCGCTACGCGCCGAGTACGAGGCCAAGCACGTCGCTGCGCTCGTCGAGTACGCGAGGCAGCTGCAAGCTTTGCGCGAGTCGGCGCAAGAGCGCGAAGACATGATCAGGAAAGAATTTTCCGATGTGGTTGATCGCATGGCCGACGAGGCGACCAAGACCGCACAATCGAACACCGAGGTGCTCAACAAGGTCTACGAGCGCTTCCTGATGCCTCGCCGTTAGAGCGTCCTTCGCTTTTTGGCCCGTGGATCGCTTACAGTAGAGCCATGCCCCCCACGAACGGCACCAAACGGGAGTCGGGCGTCGTCGCAACGCATCGGATGCAAGCGGCCGGCAAGCGAGCCTGCGATGCGTACAAGCGCAACCGCGCGCTCGCCGATGAGATCAACGCCGAGCTCGACGACATCACCGGAACCGGTGGCGTCCCTCATGTCGAGCTACACGAGGAAGACTCGCTCGTCGTCGTCGTCAAAGACGCGCTCGTAGCGAACGCATCGGCCTCGAAGTGAGCGCGGCTCGCTAACCGAGCCACGCCACCAGCGCTACCGCTACGCCGACGATGACGAGCAACGTCGGCCCGAAGATCACGAACAGCCAGCGCAGCTCTAGCGGTTCTTGAAGGCGGTCTTCATGCCTTGGCCGATACAGTGCGCGTAGGTCTTGCGGTTCCAGTTCTTGCCCTGGCGCTTCGCGCAAGCCTTCGCCTCGATCCTGAAGATCTGCTTGTACTCCTTCAGGTGGCCCGTCGAGCGGCGCGGCTTCGGGCATCCGGTCCCCTTGTGTGCCGTGAACGTGATCGGGCTCTTGAGCTTGCGGCCGTGCTTCTTGCGAATGACGACGCGACGAGTGGTGCATGCCTTTGCCATAGTGACTCCGATACTAGCGCACAGGCCGAGTGCCGAGGGGGCGGATCGGGCGTGGTTTGGGGGCGACCGGTCGAATCGCGGGACGGGCAGGCGGCACTGCCGGCCTGACGATCGGCCGCGTGCAGCACGACTTGTTGGGCGTGTTGCTCATCTGAGCTGTCAGCCTATCACCGTTTCCAGTGCGTGCGAACTAGGCTCGATTTGCAGCCCACCACCCACCGAAGATCGTCGCGAGTACGCCGACGGTCCATAGCAACGCCCCGCCCGCGGGCTTGCTACAGAGCGGCAGATCCGCCGGCCATTGCGGGCGCTGCGCCGGCAGGCTGAGTGCTTCGAGACCTCGTTGCAAGAGCGCTTGCTTGTCGTCGAACGGCCCCGCGGTGAATTGTAGGAACGTGTGCCAGTGGTCGACGCCGGGCAACGGCCCGACCCAGAACTTGTTCGAGCTCGCGAGCCGCCGCACGTAGCCATCGAGCGACGCCTGGCCCTGGCCGATCCAGGCCTCGGGCCCATCTTGATCGTCGGCGCCGCGCGAGAAATCGTAGCTCTTGCCCGACATCACCAGCTCGGCGAGCAGCAACGTCAGGAGTGTCGGGTCGGCGCTTGTCGTCGCCCATCGGCCGTACGGCGCCGTCGAGACGCCAGTCCCGACGCCATGGATCGGCCCGTACCATCCGCGGTTCGGGTGGCCTTGTGGCTGGCGAAACAGCAACAGCCCGTTGACCGTCGTGCGTTCACGCTTCGCGCGATTGACGGCGGCTTCACCGACGGCGACGCGTTCCTCGACGGTGCCGCTACCAACCTCGCCCTGCATGTAGCGCGCGAGCGTGTAGGTCTCTAGTGACAGCTCGCGAGGGAAGCCGAGTTGTGCCAGTTGCAGCTCGGCGTTCGCGCGCATGTCTTCGGGGTCGCAGTTGACGTTGCCGTTACTGCCGACGCTGCATCCCGATCGAATGTACGTCTGCGGCCCGGCGGCGAGCGGCGCGTACTGACCATGAAAATACGGGTAGCAGGCCGTAGAGCTACCGCGTAGGGCTGACATACAAGCAAGATAGCCCGGCTGTTGTGGTAGGGTCAAAGCAACATGGCAAGCGAGAATCTGGCCAAGCTGCAAGCGACGCTGAATCGATACGCCAGCGAGGCCGGCTTCTCGCAGCTCGCGATCGATGGCGGCATGGGCGACAAGACGTCCAACGGCGTCTTTCGGGCGCTCGGTTGGGTGGGCGGCACCGATGGCTGCGTCGACGGCGATGGTGGCGTCGAGCTCTGCGTCGATCAGAACGACAAAGAGACCGCGCGCAGCCTATTGACGTCGCTGATCACCGACAGCGGCGCGCTCGATCACACTAAGGTCATGCAAGCCAACGTCGGGCTCAACACGTTCCTGACGAAAGTAGCAGACGGCGTCGACCTTCAACCAGCGGCGACGGTCAGCCTCGTGCGGCCCCCAAGCGGTGGCACGTTGCCCGACCGCGGCGCGTTCAACGTCCAAGCGCCACCTGGCGCCGGCACGTGGATGAAGACGCGGCTCTGGTTCACTCAGCTCCCACAGTGGCAGCAAGCCGGCATCGGCATCGGCGGCGGCATCGCGCTCCTGATCGCGTTCACCAAGTTCCGCAAGCCGGCAAAGAAGGGCCGCTAAGCGATGAGCAAGACGATCCGCTTTCCGCTTCTGCGCAACGTCCCTTCGGTCGGGAGGGACGAATCGTCGCTCGTCGTGAACGTACTCACCAACGCGCCCGTCCTGTCTCTCGGCGGCGCCAACGGCGGTTACGTGAGCTGCGAAGTCTGGAAGACGCTTCGTCGCGCGACCGAATCGCCGTACACGTGTTTCGCGCTCGAATTCACGGCGAGTGCCGCCCTCGTGATCGGTAACGGCACGTTCGCGGAACAGATCGGCCTCTACGGCGCGATCGTCGACGCCGCAGGCAACTTGCAACGAACGTTGCTTGGTGCGCTCGGGATGGCGCGGGGTGGTGTTGCGCCACAGATTCCGATCGTCTTGAACGTTGGAAGCGGCGAGCTCGTTGGCTACACCGAGATGGTCAGCGATCTATCGCTATACGACTTCATCAGTGTCGGCGGCGTTGCTGGCGACATCGCTATCCCCGGCGGCGAGACCGTCACGGTTCGTGCGCGGCCGATTCGCGCACGCGAATATCTGGGGTGAATCATGAGCGGCTGTTGTGATGGCTTTACCCCAAACGCGGGCGCTGGTGGTGCTAGCGGCGGCGCTGGCGGCATCACCGCGATCTCGGGAGGCACGACCAACGCCACCGGACCGGGCGTCAGCTTCGCCAACTCGAACAACGTGTCGTTCGGGATCAACGGCAACACGATCACGGCGAGCGTGGTGCCCGAGGCCGGCATCGGCCTGTCCGCGGGTACGCAATCGATGGCCACGGGTACGGCTGTTTTCAGCAACTCGAACGGCGTCTCGTTTGGGCTGAACGCCTCGACGATCACGGCGAGCGTCGCAGCCGAGACCCCGTTCGCGATCTCGGGCGGCACGCAGAGCGTCTCGACGGGCACCGTCGTGTTCTCGAACGCCGGCAACGTCTCGTTCGGCATGGCGGGCTCGGCGACGATGACGGCCTCGGCGTCAGTCGCGGCGATCAAGTCGATCTCGGGCGGCACGACGAACGCGACCGGACAGGGCGTCTCGTTCGCGAACGGCTCCGGCGTGTCGTTCGGCGTCAACGGCAATACGATCACGGCGAGCGTCGCGGCTGAAACGCCGTTCGCGCTTTCCGCGGGTACGCAGAGCGTCTCGACGGGCACCGTGAGCTTCGCCAACAGCAACGGCGTGACATTCGGCATGGCCGGCTCGAACGTGATCACGGCGTCGGTCGCAGCCGGCGGCGACACGTTCAGCCACTCGCAATTCTATCCGCTCTCGATTCAAAGCGCAGGCCTACAGAACCTTCAACAAAGCTCGCTGCACATCCAGCCGCTCACGGCGCCAAACGTCGTGTTCAGCCAGTTCAACGCGCTCGTGCACTTCTCGGGCGCGACCGACTCGACCGGCACGATCTCGTGGAGCTATCAGCTCGGCGTTTACACCAAGAACGTCAGCACGCTTTCGCTCCTGATGTCGTCGTCGATCTCGGGCACGGTCAACCATAGCGGCACCGTCAACTCGTCGATCAACAACGGTATCCGTCTCACGTCGGGTGCTTGGTCATCGACGTTGCCCAAAAACGACTACTGGTTCGGCGTGCTCGCGGCCTCGACGTTTTCGAGTCAGAACGCGTCATTCCGTCAGCTTCTAGTTGACGCGACGCAAGCCTCGGCGTTGTCGGGCTTCCTCGGTGCGGCAAACAACGCGACCAATCAAGAGTATCTTGGTCGTGGCTTCCTCAGCGTGCAAACCGCCGCGCTTCCGAGCTCGGTCGCGTTCAGCGATATCCGCGGCACTGCAATCGCCGCTGGCAGCTTACCGATCATTCAGCTCGGGCAAAGCGTATGAGCAAGGCACTCTCCATGATTCGGGCGCGGCTCAACGCGCTCGATCTCGTGTCGGGTGTGGCATCCCCGATCGCTGGTGCTGGCGTCGCCGCTCCCGTCGGCAGCCAATACGAGCAGACGATCGGTATTCCGTGGCTCAAGATGGGCTCGACGGATACCTCGTGGACGCAAGAGCTTCTACGTGCGCCGTACTTCAACGTCAAGACGTTCGGGGCGACCGGTGACGGAGTCACCGACGATCGTGCAGCGATTCAACTCGCGATCAATGCAGCGATCGCCGCTGGTGGCGGTGTCGTGTTCTTCCCGCCGGGCACGTACGCGTGTTTCGTCGTTGCAGGAATCACCATCTTTACGATGTCGGGCTCCGCGAGCTCGGGCGTCTTGTTCATGGGCTGCGGGCGTTCGAGCGCGCTCGTGATGTCAGGTAACGGCACTTCGACAGATCGTCGCTTGTTCAACATGACCGCGGGCTGCAAGCGCATTGGCTTCAAGAGCCTGATGATGCGCTCGGCGCTCACCAACGAGAACGAGCAGCAACACCTGATTCACTTCGAGAACACGGTCGCCTCGGTGATCGTCGAGACCGGGCAATCATTCATCCTCGATTGCTACTTCGGCCACACGCGTGGCGACGCCGTGCGCTTCCTCGGCGCCAACAACACGAATCGCGTACGCGACATTCTCTGCAAGCGCTGCGTGTTCGAGATGGACAACACGCCTGCGTCACGTACGTGTTTCTCGTTCCAACGCGCCGTCGACGACGTCACGCTCGACGCGAACTACTGCACGGGTGCGGGCCCGGTCGACTTCGAGCCATCGGGCGTCGGCTCGAATACGAGCATGCGCATCCTACGCAACCACTTCGAGGGCTCGGTCACGCTATCGGGCAACGGCTCTGATGACCAGTCGCATTCCGATACGATCTACGCGCACAACACGACAATGCAGGGTGTCTCGCAAGCTGGTGAGGGCAATGTCTCGGGCGGCAATATTTCCAGGCTCCTATTCACCGGAAACATCGTCGACATCAACATCTCGCCGCCCGCAGCCTCGGAAGCCTTCGCGATCAGTTTCTTCAAGTTCGCGCACGATCTCGTGATCGATTGCAATCAGATCTACGTCGACGGCAACACGTCGACTGTATTGATGGTCGACGTCGCGAATCTCGGTGGCGATGGCGACGTCGAGGGCATCGTCACCGATAGCAACATCGTGCAAAACCTGTCGGGCGCGAGCGACGGCGCAGGTGTGTCATATCAGGATGTCCGTCGCGGGCTCATCGTCGCGAACCTAATCCGCCTCGAATTCCCCGCCGACAATGGCCAAGCGACGCAATTCATCGCCAACAACCGTGACATCTTCGATCTCGCGGTCACGGCCAATATGGGCATCGGTATTGACGCACGGTTCGAGAACGCGATTATTGTTGGTGCGACCGGTTTCGACTGTGGCCCGGTGAGCTGCACCGACAACTTCATTCGGCACACGCAACGCGGTGCGCGACTCTCGCAGGTCACCGATGCATCGGTGTTCGGCCGCAACGTGTTCGCGGATGCCAACGTCGGCGCAGTGGTCTTGAACGCGCCGCTGACGTCGATTCCGATCGACGGCACCGGCACCGATCTTGGGCCAACGATCTATCAACTCCAGGTCGACCCCGCGGGCGTCGTCGATGCTGCGATCGGCTCGTACGGCCTTCGCTCGACCGGCGGCGGCGCTGGCACCACGCTCTACGTCAAGGAAGGCGACAGCGGCGGCAACACGGGTTGGGATGCCAAGTAGGAGCTAAGCGATGTCCAAAACACTTTCCTTCGTTCGCGGCAAGCTCAACACCGTCGATCTCATCTCCGACACCGTCGATCCGACAGCTGGCGCGGGCATCGCGGCGGCGGTCGGCAGTAAGTATTGGCGCTCTGGGACAGCTGGCGACTACACCAAGACCGGTGCAGGCGACACCGCGTGGACGCTCGTTCCGACCGGCATCTACTTCAACGTCAAGGACTATGGCGCAACCGGCGACGGCGTGACCGACGATCGCGCAGCGATCCAACTCGCGATCGACGATGCGGCCGTGATCGGCGGGACGGTGTACTTTCCGCCCGGCACGTACTTGTGCGGCAAGAACGGCGCGAACCCGTATTCGTTTCTGCTCGACAATATTGACAACGTGCGCTTCCTCGGCACGGGCTGGCAGGGATCGACGCTCAAGCAATCCGGCAGCGCTGGCGGCGGCGCCTACAACCTGTTCAGGATCGACGGTGGCTCCAACTCGACCGAATTCGAGCTCTTGACGTTCGATCAATCTGGGCTCTCGAACGTCGGCGCGAATCAGTGCCATCTGATCAACGTGATCGAGGCGTCGATCGTCAAGTTCATCAACTGCCGCTACACGGGTGGCGTCGCGAACGCGGGTGCCTACGTGTTCATGGGCGGCACGGCTGATCCAGTCGATGTCGTGTGGATCGACGGCTGTGACATGCGCGACGCTGGTGGGCCGAACATCTGGCTCGACGGCAACGTCAGCACGGTGTGGATCATCGATTCGGACGTCATCAACACGACGGCCGAAGACAATACGATCTTGATCGAAGACACCGTCGGCGAGGACATCGCCGACATCAAGATCATCGGCAACCGGATCACGAACGCGACCAAGTGTGCCATCAAGCTGGGCTCGACGGCGATTCTGGAACGTGTGTCGATCGCGATCAACGACATCTCGGGCTTTGTCGCGATCGCTGACGCGACCAAGCTGCAATTGCAGCACAACCAGATCGTGTGTTCGGTCGCCGCGATCACCGATGCCTGCATCACCGTCGAGGACACCACCAACTCGCAGGTGCAAGGCAACATCGTCTCGCGTGCGTCGACTTGCGCCGATGGCCTCATCGTCAAGCTCGATACCTGTTCGCAGGTCCAGGTCCAACGAAACCACTGGATCCAAGACACGACGGGCGCGACGTCCGGGCTTCTGCATGCGCTCGACTGTCACACGACGCAGATCCAGGCGAACGTTCCGCTCGTCGCCGACGCGGGGGCTTCCGTTGCCGACGCGATCTTGATCGAGGCGGTTGCCGTCGTCGCCGATAACATCCAGGTCTCGAACAGCTTGATCGCCGCAGACGCTGGCACCTGGGCGAATGGCGTGCACGTGCTGTCGAACGGCGCGAACATCGGCGCGATTCAAGTGACGGGCGGCACGTTCGATGCGGTCGCGACCGGCGTCAACTTCGACGGCCCCAACGCGGCAGCGTTCACCGATTTCTTGATGGTCGCGGGTGTGGCGATCAATGCCTCGGTCGCCGCGTTCTCGATGCCAGCGGGTGTCTACGTTCGCATCGCCTCGAACGCGTGCACGTTCGGCCCGCAGATCATCGCCGGCAACGGTGACCCAGAGAGCAACGTCACGGCACGAATCGGGTCCCAGTTTCTGCGTCTCGACGGCGGCGCCGGCACTTCGATGTACATCAAGGAATCGGGCACCGGGAACACGGGTTGGGCCGCGAAGTAGCTGGCAGAGCAGCGTGGTAGCGTCCGCTGCGTGAAGAAAAAGAAGCCGGCTGGAAAGCCTCAGCCCGCGTCAACGCCTCACGGTGTTCGATATCATCTGCCCCCCAAGGGCCAAGTCGATATCGGCTCCTTCGAGGGCCTTGGCTTCGAGCGCGTCACGCATCTTCCGGGCTCGACCTACAAAGACAACTCGACGGTGATCATCGTCCCAGCACGAGACACGATGGTCGATCTGCGCGTCCAACAGACGTGGCAGGGTCTGATGGCGCCGATGAATCAGAAGCGCGCGATGCTGTTCGCGACCGGCGATGAAGTCGGTGTTGCATATACGCGAGTGATCCAACAGGTACTCGCCGACCCGGAGCTGTCGAAGTGGAAGTACATCATGACGATGGAAACCGACAACCTCCAGCCGCCCGACGCGCACATCAAGCTCCTACAGACGATCGAAGCTGGGCCCTATGACGGCGTGTCTGGGATCTACTACACCAAAGGCGACATCAACATGCCGATGGCGTACGGCGACCCCGAGGAGTACGCGCGAACTGGCGTGCTCGACTTCAGGCCACGCGATGTGCGCGAGGCGCAGGCCAAGGGCCATGTGATGGAGGTGAACGGCATCGCGATGGGCTGCTCGCTCTATCGTATGGAGTTGTTCCGTCAGCTCGAACCGCCTTGGTTCGTCACCGTCGCTGACGTCGTCGACGGTAGCCCGATCGCGTTCACGCAAGATCTCTACTTCTGCAAGAACGCGCGCTCGAAGGGTAAGCGCTTCGCCGTCGACTTTCGAGTGGTCGTCGGCCATCTCGATCTCGCGACCGGCATCATCTACTGAGGAAAATCACCGTGAAAAAGAAATCCAAGTTGGCTAAGACACTTGCTCGTGCCGCAAACACGGCTGCACCAGTGATCGCCGCGTCACCATCCGGGCGCAAGCTCGATCTCGCGTGCGGTCAACGCCCACGCGAAGGCTTCGAGGGCGTCGACATCTGGGAGGGCGCGCAACATGTCGTCGATCTGATGACGTATCCGTGGCCGTTTGCGGACAGCTCGATCGCCGAGCTGCGTAGCAGTCACTTCGCCGAGCACATCCCGATGGTGCATGTCGACGAACGTGGTCAGCCTGTCGCTCACGGTGGCCAAGATGCACTGTTTCGCTTCATGGACGAGGCGTGGCGCGTGCTCGTGCCGGGCGGCTTGTTCACGGTGATCGTGCCAGCCGGGCGTAGCAACCGCGCATTTCAAGACCCGACGCATCGCCGGTTCTTCGTCGAAGAGACGTTCGCATATTTCTCGGCCGCGTGGCGCAAGAGCCAGTTGCTCGATCACTACAACGTCAAGTGCGACTTCGATGTCAACGTACAGACCACCGTCGATTCGGTGCTCAACACCAAGCATCCGCAGGTCGCGCAGCGCGAGCTGCGCAACTACTGGAACACGGCGATCGACTTCCATGCGTTCATGAAAGCGATCAAGCCGTGAAGTTGGAGCTCGATGTCTTCTCGGTAGTCGATATGGTGCTCTCGCTTCGAGCGAGCCGCATCACCGAATATAACTCGCAGGCTACCAACCGACGCCACGAAGTAGAAACCATCGTCGAGCCCATCCTACAGGCGATCGCACAGGCCTACGAAAAAGCGCGCAAGGCTGACGAGGAGCGGCTGCTCAAGATCATCGCGAGTGCCGAGCTTGGCGACTGCTCGGAGGAGATGCTCGAACGCGCGAGCGAGTTGCTTGCACGAGCGGCGATTGCAAGGCGCAAGCGTGACGAGGAAGACGCGGCGAAAGCGCTCGCGCCGCCAACAGCGGAAGTCGTGTTCGCGAACAAGCCGGTCGAGGCAGCGACGCGTCCAGCGGCAACGGTGACAAGCGCGATCGTTTATTCAGGAGTGAGTGGCGTCTCCTTTGGTATCTCGCCACGCTACGGGCAATCGCGGGACAACAACGAATGACCGTCTTGATCTTCGGCGCCGGGTTTCTGGGCCACAAGCTAGCGTCGGTGATTCCCGACGCTCGCTTGATCTCGCAGGACATCAGCGATCGCAATTTCATGACGACGTTGCTGCGCTACCACGAGCCGCGAGCCGTCATCAACGCAGCGGGCAAGACCGGGCTACCGAACGTCGACTGGTGCGAAGCGAACAAGACGATCACGATGCGCTCGAACACGATCGGCGCGCTCGTGCTCGCGGACGCTTGTGCCGAGCTTGATATCCATCTGACGCACCTTAGCTCGGGCTGTATTTTCTACGGGCAGTCGCCGGACCCCAAGGGCTGGCACGAAACCGATCACGCGAACCCGTCGGCGTTCTACTCGCGCTCGAAGTATGCGAGCGACATCGTGTTGTCGGATCTCGATAACGTCGCGGTCGTACGGCTACGCATGCCGATCGACAGCATCCCAGGGCCCCGCAACCTGATCACCAAGCTCGCGGGCTACCCCAAGATCATCGATGTCGAAAACTCGGTGACAGTGATCGATGATCTCGTGCGCGCGGTGCAAGCGATCGTCGAGCAACAGGCGACAGGCGTGTTCCATGCCGTCAACGATGGCGCCATGCGGCACCGCGACTTGATTGCTCTCTACGAGCAGCTCGTCGACCCGACGCACACCAACGAATGGATCTCCAGCGACAAGCTCTTGTCCCTAGGCCTGATCTCTAAGGGTCGCTCGAATTGCATCTTGCAAAACACGCGGCTGTCAGCCCTAGGCGTCGAGATGCGCCCGGTCTCGACGGCGCTGCGGGCTTGCATGGAGCAATACGCCAAGCGCTTCAAGGCTGCGTAGGCCGCGTTTCGACGATGTGATATCGTCGTTTCGTGTCAATCCTCAAAAACGTCCTGCGGTTCACCGGCCTTGCGATCGGGGTCACCGCTTCGCAAGCCCACAGCCTGAATCGCAACGCGTTGCCACTGGCGCCGGACAATGTCTGGCTCAACGGTGGCGGATTCAACGTCTCGGTCGATGCGTCCAACCTGACCATCGAGCGAACGCCAAGCGGTCAAGCGGCCGTCGATGCCGCCGTCGAGCTCTGGCACTCGATCGAAGACGCCGAGCCGCCCGGTGGCATCACAGCCCTACCGTTTATCATGCAAGGTGCGGGCGGCGGTTCGGGCGCGGGCGCGGGCGTCGCGCTCGCAGGCGGTACACAAACCGCAGCGACTGGCACCGTCGTGTTCAGCAACTCGAACGGCTACTCGTTCGGGCTCTCGGGCAGCTCGCAGATGACGATGTCCGGTGACGCGTTCCGCAGCGTAATCGCGCTGGGCTCGACGGCAACCGGACCAACCGTCAGCTTCCTCAACGGCAACGGCGTGACGTTTGGCATGAACGGTAACACGATCACGGCAAGCGTGCAGACCGTCGGTGGCACGGCGACGGGTGTCGCGATCAGCGCCGGAACCGAAGTCGCGACGACGGGCGCGGTCATCTTCAGCAACTCGAACAACATCTCGTTCGGGCTCAACGCACAGACGCTGACGGCGACGTTTGCAGCGATCAAGTCGATCTCGGGCGGCACCACGCGTGCAACCAACGGCGAAGTCGTGTTCTCGAACAGCAACAGCATCTCGTTCGGCGTTGCTGGCAACACGATCACGGCGAGCGCGAACCTCCCGAGCGTGCAACGCGTCGTCGCGATCACGGCGACTGGCGGCGAGACACGGCTCACTGTCACGATGGCCGCTGTCGCGAACACCAACTACGCTGTGCAGCCAACCAACGCGGGTGTCGCTTCGATCGTTGGCTGGGATTGTCCCAAGGGTTCGCGTTCGACGACGGCATTCATCGCCGAGCCGTCCAATGCGCTTGTCTCGAACGACGTCATCGAATTCGTCCTCTACGCGAGCTAGCGTATCTACGTGGTAGGCTGACAGCATGTCAGGCTGGCCCGAAATCGATCCCCAGATCCTTCGCCTGTTCATCGATGGTGGCGAGGAGCTCGTACGCTTCCTCTGGCACGCGCTCCAAGGCGACACGTCGAGCGATGACGCCAAGGCCAAGATCGACAAGATCCGGCGCCGCGCGCAAGAGGCCTACGTGCGCGCGATGCAAGACGAGCTCGAACAGCAAGCGGCTGTCACGAACCTCGCGTTGCAGCTCTCCAAGCTCGGGCCCCCGCAACAGCACGTGCTCGACTCGTTCGACAAGATCGATCCAGCGTTCCCCAAGCTCAACGAGATCCTCGATATCGAGGAGATCAAGCCATGACCCAATTCGGCGTCGATTACGCGAACACCGACACGATCAAAGCGTTAACCGTCGCAGGGCTAACGCAGGCGAAGGCCGTCGGTACACGCCTCATCATCCCGCGCGCGATCTTCGGTGGCTTCACGGCGCCGATTCGAGACAGCTACTGGGACCGCGACAAGGCGACGATCCTCGCCGCTGGGCTCAACCGCAGCGCCTACATCTTCATCACCGTACCGACGAAGAAAGCGCCGAATGTTCCGAGCCCGAAAGAACAGGTCAAGGCCTTCATTGATTACGTTGGCGCCGAGCTGAAAGCTCCGGTGCTCGGCTCGCCCGCGCGCAACATGGTGCCGTTCTTCGACGTCGAACAGGAATCCGATGTGCTCTCGTCGGATCAATACTTCGCGTGGATCCTCGAAGCCGCGATCGCGTTGCGCCTGTACTACGGCGCATGGCCCGGCATGTACACGAGTGCACGCGTATGGAATGAAGTTCTCAAGAACCACGCGCCCGGCAAGTTGATCAACTGCCCACTCTGGCTCGCCAAGCCGTGGCTCTGGGATGTTGGTCAGCCCGTGCGCTTCACCGGCATGCCGGCGCATCCGACGTACATCCCGGCGTGGGGCAACCAGTGGTTGATCTACCAGTACGCGGGCGACGCGCTCGGGATGCCCGGATTCTCGCCGGGCGCCGTCGACACCAACACGATCAATCTCGTGAAGCGCGGCGCGACCGGCGAGATGGTCAAATGGATCCAAGCTCGCGCGGGCAAGCTCGCTATCGACGGAGACTTTGGCCCAGCGACCGAGGCGCGGATCAAAGACGTCCAGAGCTGCTATGGGCTTTCGGCCGATGGCATCGTCGGCTGCGATACGTTGACGCTCCTGACGTGGCTGAACCCTGCGCCCGCGTAGGGCTGACAACGCGTCAGCCTATTGTGGTAGGGTCAGGCCATGGCTGCAACAATGACCCTCAAGTCCGCGACCCCCAACGCCCTCAAATACGAGTACGCCTACGATGGCTCGGGCTCGTTGGTGGGCGACGTGCTGCAAACGCAGCTCATCACCGATGCCGCGACAGCAGGCCCGGGGCCAAGCTTGCTCAAGCAGCTCCTCGAAGCGATCACCGACAACACGATCTGGGCAGCGGCGCCGGGCACGGGGCTTTTCTCGTTGCTCATCACGCCGGTCATCCAGTCGACGGCAGCCTCGACGATCGCCGGCAAGTTCAACACGGCGACAGCGCGCTCGCTGCGCGTCACTGGCGTCGGGCTCGGCAACGGCGATCTCGCGATCGTCGAGCTCCGCGCGCACGTGACACCGGAGCGCTAAGGCTTCGCTGCGGAGTTTCACGTCGAAGCGACTGCCTTCAGAGCCTCGATGGCTTGCTTGACGGCAGTTTCGCAATCGGTGCAGCACTCGATCTCGTCAGGGAGCTGCGTGACGCCGTCTGCCGCCGGCACGGTCTCACCGCAATACGTTTGCGTCTCGACGGTGACGAAGCCGGTCTTGGCAGTACGAAACACGATGCACGGCTTTGGCGAGCGCCGCGTCTTCACGGTTGCGATCATGCATACGAGACTAGCTCGCTGGGCTGACAGCTAGTAGGTCGCAGGCGGCAGCATCCCGCGCGCGGTCGCTTCCTCGACGCTGCTCGGCGAGCCCTCGATCGCGGCGCGTACCGCGTTGGCCACTTGCTGTTGCGCGAGCGCGAAGCCGAGCGAGCGGCCATGTAGATAGCCGGCGTTCGTCGGATCGCCGATCCCGTTCATGCCGGCGTTGCCGTTCGCGAGCGCGTTGGCGACCACGAGCCGGACCCACTCCGAGAGCGGGATCCCGAGCTGCTCGGCTGCCATGATCGCGCGCTGGCGAAGCTCGACGCCGAGGCGCACGCCAACGTAGTCGACCACGCGCGGGCTGCGCCCTGACGAGTGATCGAATGGCGTCTGCCGCTGGTAGTGCCGAGGCATTTTAGATCCGAGTCATTCGAGCTCCACTCGAAAATGGTCAACGCTGGCGTCGACTTTAGCGAGCTCGAATCCGAGTGTCAAACAATGCGTCTGGCTGGAAGCTCGAAGCCCCCCACCCGCGCGATCCGTGGCGCCCGGCGCGCGGGCGTGACTCGGATAAATCCGAGTGATTTCGGATAGTTCCACGCGGAACTATCCGAGCGCGCAACCGCGTGATCCGAGTCTGGAAAGCGCGAGATCCGGTCAGATCCGAGCGGGATCCCATGCCTCGAACGCGGCTATTATCCGATTCGACGACTCGGATCCGTCCTTGTAACTATGCGAAATCTAAGGAGGAAAACAATGTGTTTGACAATCGCCCGCCGGATGGATATCGTTCGAGTCCACCCCAAAAACCCCTATGCAGGACCCGAAAGGTACCCCCGACATGGCCACTCCCGCGCTCCCCCCGACCGACAACAACGAAACGTTCATGCTCGATCTCGACCCGCCCGCGTGGCTCGCGACGCTGCTCGTGGCGATCGGCGCGATCGTGCCGCTCCCCCCGGAGATCGCGCTCGCGGCCCTCCAAGCGCTCGTGCGCCCCTACAGCAAGGGGGGCCCGGAGCGCGAGCGCGTGGAAGCGCTCTCGAAGGCCCATCGGGCGCTGCTTACCGAGGCGTACAACGCCAAGTTCGAGGCGATCCAAGCGGCGCGTAGCGCGCCGAGCGCGAGCGCGCCCCCGCCGGCCACCGAACGACAGGCGATCCCCGTCGTGACGGACGCCCCGAGCGCACCCGTGCTGTCTGTTCCCGTGGTGCGCCCGGCCACGTGGGTGCCCCTCATGGCGCAGGGCGCCTCGTTCCGCCCGGCGACGGGTAGCGAGAAAGCGCGCCGCGTGTCGCCCGATATGTGGGGCGCGCGGGTCGACCACGACCCGACCGATCCTGTCACCGTCGGGACCGTGCTGCGCGTGCAGCGCGCGAACGGTGGCCAGTCGCAGCGTAAGACCGTCACGGGAATCGTGCACTCCGAGCCCGGCGTGGCCTACGTGACCGTCCGCGATACGACCGACGCCGATATGGCGCCGCGCCCTCGTGTCGCTGCGGGTAGCGCGCCCGTCGTGACGGTTCGCGACGAGCGCACGGCGCCCGTGATCAACACGCCCGAGGGCGCGATTCCGCTCTCGTCCCTCATGCCCGATGCGATCCCCGCGAGCATGATCCCCGCGGCACTCCGCGACGACACGGCGATCCAGGGTCTCGCGAGCGAGATCGCGGCCGTCGAAAGCGCGCTCGCGAACATCGCAACCGAGGGCGCGAATATCGCGACGGCGCAACGCGAAGCGGCCTACGTGGAACCGACGACACGCGGCAACGGTAGCGCGTCCGTCGACAGCGGCGCGAGCATCGGGATCTTCGCCCTGCCCCGTGCACAACGCGCGTTCGTGCCGACGAACGCCACGCGCGGCGCGACGTTGACCGAGCGTCAGCGCTTGCTGTCGGAGCGCGACTTGATCGCGGGCGCTATCGCGGCCGATGGTTGGTTGCAGGTCTCTTGGACGGGTGCCGGCTCGACGGAGCACGGTAAGGTCACCGACGGGCTGATCGCGATCGAGCGCGAGAGCGACGCGCCCGGAGTGCCGAGCGCGGAACACTACGCGGGGCTTGCCGTCGATACGCTCCGCGGGCGCGATTGGGACGTTAAGCGCCTCAGCAAGAGCGCGACGCCCGCGGGCGTCAAGGCTACGTGGCTCGTGGGTCGCGCCCTCGGCGGTGATCGCGCGGCGTTGCCGGGCGATGCCTACGGTACGGCTGAGCTGTTCGTCGATCTCGTCGAGGGCGACGCGGAATCCGGCTTGCTCAAGTTCCGCGGCAACCCGCGGCTCGCGGACATGGTCCGCGACGCCTACAGCGCGAGCGTCGCGAGCGTGGCTCTGACGTCGCGCGTGCTCACCCCGTGGCTCGGTCGCGTGCTGCGCACGCGGCACGGCGCGGTCAAGCGCGGTCACGTGTGGTACGTCCCGCCGGGCCACGCGACAGCCGTTCGCGCGCTGATCGCGGCGATCTCGCCTTTGTGGGGCGACCACGAAACGATCAGCGTCACGACGGGCCCGGATCTGTTCTCGTCGCTGACCCGCGGTCTCACCGTCGAGGCGCAAGCGATCGCCGATGACTACGCCGAGCAGACCATCAAGGCGCGCGAAGCGGCGCGCGAGAAAGCGCGCGAGAAAGCGGCGAAGCGGCACAACGCGAGCGAAGCCTATATTGATGCCGAGGGCGAAGCGGCGTACAAGCGCGCGACCGTGAGTCCCACGATCGCCGCGCGCCTCTTGCGCGAGATCGGCACGGTCGCGGCGCGCGTCGCTGGCTATGAGACCGTGCTCGGCGCCGAGTCGGTCACCAACGCGAAAGCGCTGATCAACGACCTGCGCCGCGCGCTCGAACCGCTCACCGATGACACCGCGCTTCGTGGCGCGATGTTGGAGTTGGAGTAGGCCCGTGGCGAGCGACAACGCTACGCATCGCGTGACGGTTCGCGTCGAGGGCGCCCCCGCGCCCGTGCATACCTCGCGTTGGATGACGGCGAAGCAAGCCGAGCACGCCGCGAACAACCATCGCGCCATGATCCGCGACAAGGGCTACACGCATCGCGTCGCGATCGAAGAACGGCCCACGTTCGGCGCGTGGCTCGTGCTCGTGCTCGGGCGCGAGGCGACCGACGATGATTTGTGGGGCGCGAGCGCTCGCGTGCTCCGCGACGCGTGGGATCGCGGCGACAAGCCGGAAGCCTGGAAAGGGCGCGTGTAGCGATGGACCCGCAAGCGTGCCTTAACCGTATCGGCGACGCGAGCGACGCGACCGAGCGGCGCGACGCATGCCGCGATCTCGCGGCGTGGATCGCGCGGGGTGGCTTCGTGCCGGACTGGACCAAGAACAAGCGCGCCGCGCGCCTCTATCGCGCGTGGTGCGCAGGGGGCACTCGATCATGATCCGCTACAACCGACATCTCGCCACGCTCAAGACTGCCATGATGCAGTTGCGAGTCTACGAACAACGGTGGATCGATCTCTCGTACCCCGAGGGCGACCCGCGCGCCGTCATCCCTGACACCGAGCAACCGCAGTACGCGATCGACGAGCGCGCGAGACTTCAACGCGAAGTCGTGCGCCTCGCGGCCCTTGTCGGCGGGCGCTCGTTCGATGAAGCGGCGATGTTCGCGGACACACCGCACGCTGCGGAGAACCCGTTCAACTTAGAGCGCGTGCGCGTCGCCGCGTCGCTGCGCTGGAGGCTGTAGCGAGCGCACGAGTTGAACATCACAAGCGGGCAAGCGTCGCCGGATCCGCGAACCGGCCATCGCTTGAACGTGCGGTCAAAGAACGGGAAAGCCTAGCCGCGATGGCTCGTGCGCTCACTAGAGGCTCTAGCTCGCAACCACCAACGAAAGACATACCTCATGATTCCTCAGACACTCAACGGGCACTCGGTGATCGCGGCGTTGCCGCGCGTCACGGGCGCCATGCTCAAGTCCAAGGGCTCGATCAACGTCGGGCACCAACTCGTGGTGCTCGTGCATCGCCCCGACGACGATCACCCGTTCGTCACGGCCGACTGGGGCCCTTCATGCGGCGATTCGTGGGATCAAGGCGAGTACCTCGAATCGCTCGCCGAGGGGCTCGTGTCGCTCGCCGAGCGCGCGACGGGGCAAACGCTCGCGAAGCCGCATGACAAGGGCGAAGCGCCCCCCGAGGGTTTCACGCGGTACCAGATCGAGATCGACGCGCACGACGATCTCGATTCGAGCACGTTGCTCGAAGCGGCGCAGGAATTCGCTCGTGAGCTATACGAGCCTTTCGAGCCCGAGGCTGACGAGCTGACCACGAACGACGTGATCGCTCCGGTGATCGAGCTGATCGAGAACCGAGTCTCTGTCCAAGCGATGGAGGGCTAGCCATGTCGAGCGATGCACTGTTCCACAACAACGAGACCGCACGAGCGGCACGCGCCGCGCACGCGCTGTTGATGCGCGATCCGACGCTCGCGCTGTATGTCTACTACAAGCCGCGTCGGCTCGAAGCCTTCGCCGTGCGCCCCGACGATGACGACGTGTGGACGCTCGCATGGCCCGAGCGCGTGCCGGGCAATCTCACCGTCGATCAGTTGATCTATTGGTTCGCTTCGCGCTCCGGGCGCGTGCCGTATCTGACCTAGCGCGTTCGTCGGTGCCGCGAGACAGCTCGCGGCGCGGCCGAGTAGCTCTAGCTCGCAACCACAACCAAGGACATACCCCCATGAAACCGATCTACGAATGCGGGCGCGACGATTGTCCGGGAACTACCGGCACCGCGCATCTTCAAGAGAAGTGCCCGATCGAAACCAGCAAGGTCGCGCCCGAGCACGAACGCACGTTCATCAAACCGCCGTGGGGACTGACCCACGCGATTCCCGAGGGCGTGACGCTCGCATGGGGCGCTCGCGCGATCTACTCGTGGCGTTCCGTCACCAAGCCCGTGCACACCGCGACCGGCAAGATCAAGATCAGCCGCGGGCGCAAGCTGACGAGCACGACCTACGAGCCGTCGATCGATCTGCTCTGGGATCGCATGGGCTGGTCCTCGTTCGGTGCGCTCGACGCCGAGGGCAAGACTCGCGTGCAGACGATGGGCAAGTGGATCGACGACACCGCGCGCCCGATGCTCGTGACGCTCTGCCGCGCGATGGGCTCGCGGCATCCCGAGATGGACGGCCCCGAGGCGCTCGTGCGCTTCACCGACGGCGAATACACGATCGTGGCCAACCCGAACGGCTCGCACGGCTACCTCTACATCACCGCGTGGAGGCACGTGTCGTGAAGCCCGCGATCGGCATGGCCCTCTATCGATGCCTAGACGCGGGCGAGATCGAGCCGTTGGAGCGCTGCGTATGAAGCTCTCCAAGGCGCTCGCCAAGATCTTGCACGCCGCGCTCGAAAACTTGTGCTCGTGTGTTAGCGCCGACGTAACCGGCGTGTACCGCGGCGCACGCGTTCATTCGAGTGGCCACGCGATCGATTGCTGGATCGCGACTTCTCACAAAGACATTCAGCGCGTGCGCACGCTGCAATCTGCGCTCGAAATCATCGAAAGGATCAAGTGATGCAACGACACCGAGAATCCCACCTCGATCACGGCCTCAACTCGGCACAGATCGATTTCCTGTTCACGCGTTTCGAGGATCGCCGCGCGTTCTTCATCGAGACGATCGAACTACCGCCCGAGCTAGGCACCGTGCCGTGCGGGCTGTGGGGCCCGGCGATGGGCGACCCCGAGATCCTGAACGGCACCGAGTTGATGCCGCTGGGGCCCGGTGATTACCTCATGCCGACGGGCTCGATCATGCTCGCGAACGTCGAGCGCATGGAGGAAGCGTTCAAGCGCGGCGGCATCGCGAGCATGTTCGTGCAGCTTCCGACGTTCACGGGCGCGATCACGCTCGGCAAGCGCGGCGCGCGTGGCTGGGAATCACGGCTGATCGATCTGCCGATGCGGCCGACCCGGCAGATCACCGTCATCGCCGGGCCACACGAGGAACACGCGTGCATCCTTTACACGTGCTACGGGGGCCCGCTCGCGCCGCAAGAGCCGACCGACCCCAAGATCCCCGACGTGCGCAAGCCCGAGGCGATCGCGTTCTGGACCAAGCACGCGCTGTCGAAATACGCGATCTAGATCTGACGAACAGCGCTCGCTGTTCAAGCCGCGCCCGAAGGATCAAACCCTCGGGGATGCATAGGGGTATGTCGGCCCCGAGCGTCAAATCCTTCGAGCGCGACTTGAGCGACGACACGACAACCCCAGCGAAAGAGACATACCCCATTCCTGTTTGAGCTGATGGCTCGCTCGCAATTCATCGATTGGCAGCCGAACGATCTCGACGGCCTCGGACAATCCACGTGGCGTGACGAGACCACGCGGATCATGTTCTGCGTCGACGGGAACGGCATGGTGCGCACGGTGTTGCCGCATCCACCCGGCCGTTGCGCGTACATCGTCGATAACTACACCAACGATCCCGACGAGCGGATCTGCGGCAACCAACTTCCTTGCAAGAGGCATCCATGAAGATCATCGCAATCGCCCTATTCGTCCTTGGCTGTGGTTCGAGCGCAACGCCGCTCGACGACGCCGGCAACCCGATCACCGACGCGCCACACGTGATGCCGCCGCCGACTCCGGGGCTCGTCGAGATGCCGCTCGACTGTCAGCCGTTCATGCGCGAAGTCCACCACGTCTCTACCGACAATTCGCGCGACGTGACGATCAATCGCTTCGCGACCGTCGCGCTCGCGCCGGGGGCCGATTTCGTGCTGTCGAAGTGCGACACGCAGAGCACGCCGACGTGCTCGGGTAGCGACGTCTGCACGGGCTCGCTCGAACCGGCGGCATCGCAGGTCTGCGGCGTCTCGCGAGGGAGCGCGTCGTTCTACGATGGCGCGTTGACGATCTTGTGCGGCACACGCACCGAGCGCTACTCGGGCTCGGGCACGCTGACGAATTCGAGCGAGACGACGTTCACCGTCAAGCTGGAAGTCTTCCAATGAACCAAGAACGCTCCGGGCTGGTGGCGCTAGCACTCGGGAGAATCTTCCGCATGGGCTCGCGCCCGACCCAGCCCGGCGACATCGAGGAGTACGAGCGCTGTCGCGCCATCATCCTCGACGCCATCGACCCGCCACCGTTTATCGACTATCGACCCAACTACGCGCGTGACCGTAACAGCGGCGCCGCTGGAGACTGACCATGAAGATCAGCGACGAAGTTCTAAGCGTGCTCTCGGCCGTCGAATACGACGCCTCGGGCAACGTCGTGATCGCGCAACAGCTCGATCGCGCGCTCTACACGAAGACAAACCAAGTCCTCGAAGCGCTCGGCGGCAAGTGGCAACGCAAGCTCAAGGCGCATTCGTTCTCGTGCGACGCGCGCGAACGCATCGAGCTCGCGCTCACGACCGGCGAAGTCACGACGCATCAAGAGCTAGGCTTCTTCAGGACACCCGACCCGATCGCGCGTCAGCTCGTCGAGGCTGCCGACGTGCGCCCGGGGCACATCGTGCTCGAACCGAGCGCGGGCGACGGCGCGATCGTGCGCGTGCTACTCGAAATCGAGTGCGGCGTGGTCGCGATCGAGCGCGATCGACAACGCAAGCTCGGGTTGATGGACCTGTCGCGACGCATGCTGACACTGACCGTGCTGTCACAGAAAACCGAAGACGACTTCCTCGAATACGTGCCGGATGAGCCGTTCGATCGCGTCGTCATGAACCCGCCGTTCTGCAAAGTCGGGCTCGGCGATCACCTCGATCACGTGCGCCACGCGTTCTCGATGCTCGTGCCTGGTGGCGTGCTCGTGAGCGTGTTGCCCGCTGGCGTGCAGTTTCGTCGGGACAGGCGCCATCGCGAGTTTCGCGAGTGGGCGCTACGCGCGAACGACGACGAGAACAGCATCGAGAACCTACCTGACGACGCGTTCAAGCCATCGGGCACGAGCGTACGGACCTGCATGCTGCGAATGGTGAAGCGGTGACCGGGAAGCGGGCACAGGAAGGAACGATCTAGATGCCAAAGATCACGCATCGCGACGTCTTCACGGGCGCGCATCTCGACGGGCTGCAACAGATCTGCATGGCATGCGGGCGGTTGATCTTCGTCGGCTGGTTTGCGCCTTGGAACAGCGACAACCGGATCAAGTGCGGCACGTGTAGCAACCCGCAACGCTTGGATGCGTTCCCGTTCGCGAACCACGATCCGGGCGACGAAGATCCGAGCGAGCGAGTCGAGGCGCCATGACGACGATCGAATTCAAGAATGGCGCGAGTAAGCTCTGCCCGGATTGCCTCGGGCAAAAGGGCTACGGCTCGATCGTTGACGGATGGTCGTCATGCCCGCGTTGCCATGGCAAGGGGACAATCACGGAAGATCTGCCTGTAGCGACGCTACACCAGCCACGCATGCGAATGGACGCTCAAGGCCGAGCGGTACTCGTCGGCTGCGAATGTGGTTGGATGACCAAGCCCAAGATCGCTGCGTTCGATCTCGACCCTGAAGACGATCTCGTGATGCATATCGCGTTGCATCGTCGAGGCACGTTGCTCGACTCGGACATCACGCCGCGCGAGCGCGAGATCGAGGCACTCGAACCGCGCCCGGGTTGGGTCTCTGTCGGGATGGTTCATGACGAGATCGAGTACGAGATGACGTCGCAGGAATCGACCGACTACTTGATCGTCCACGAGCTCGAACGATGGGCCGTACCACCGAGCGAGCTAAAGGAATTCGAGCAGCTCACGAAGGCCTTTAGGAAGTCGCCAGGGCCACTTGTCGAGGCTCGCCGATACATCGGCCAGCAACACGGTGGGATTCACTCGGATCCGTTCGTGCGTGTGCTCGCGTTTCGCGCGTGGGGCCGTCGCGATTTGGATTGGGCTCCGCTACTCCCACCACCGAAGCGAATCGATCGCATGAACCATCGGGATCCGCCGATGCAAAACATCCCAGCGCGCAAGCGAACGGCTAAGCCAACGCGCGCTGCGAGCCTGCATTCACTCGGATGCAAGGATCCCGACTGCGATGGGCAGTGCCGCTCGAACTTCTAGATCTAGCTCGACGGTGGGGCGTTGTCGTGATATTCATAATATCAGGGCATCCGATTTAACCAATGAAAACAACTACTTAGGCCACAATCATGGGTAAGCGCAAGATCAAAGTACCGAAGCGTCGTCGAGCGCGATCGCAAGCCCGACAACCTCGGCTATCGCAAACCCCCAATGCGATTCGACTGAGGCGTCTACGCAAAAAGGCGGTCAAGCGAGGGCTTTGCCTCGTGTGCCGGATGCGTTATCCGAAAGCCGGACAGAAGATCTGCGCTCACTGCAACGCAAAGAAGAACGAACGCGCCGCCGGCTACATCGCATCCGGGCTCTGCTCGTGTGGCAACAAGCGGGCGCGTGGTCGGATGCGATGCCCGAGCTGCATCGCGACGATGGCTAGCTCGCGCAAGCGTCGCGCGCGACGCTGGGTCGCGCTCGGGCGTTGCGTGAAGTGCGGCCACGGCTGGCCCAAGCTCGGCAACAAGACCTGCGCGAGCTGCATCGCCAACGTCAACGCCTACAAGTTGCTTCGCGATGCGGTGAACGCCGCGACGAGGCCCTACACGTGCGAACACCCGCGAGCGAACAAGACCGCACCGTGCCCCACGTGCGCTTTCAAGGCAACGTTCCAAGCGATTCGGCTGCGACTTCGCGCGAGAGCTGGCAGGGCAGCGCGCTAGAAAGGATCCGTATGTTCGAGCACAGCTACCTTTGTTGGGTCGTGTCGGTGTGTAGCGGCACGCTCGCCGGCTTCGCGTTCGTGTGCGCGATCTCGTTGCGTCGACGGAACAAGCAGCTCGCGAAGCTCCACGCCGACGACATTCGATACTGGATAGAGCAGCGCGACAAGTGGCGTAACCTCGCCGAGCGAGTCGCGTACGGCCTCACCGAAGCCGAGCACGCCGAGCGCACGAGGCTCAACTAGATGCCGCGGATTCCGGGCCGCAAGCCCAAGCTATGGACAACCGGCGCATCATCGATCGCGCCACCGCCGCCACCGATTCCGATCGCGTTCACGCATCACGTGCGTCGTGGCGACCCCGCGCCCGCGTACGCGACATCCGGTGGGCCGCTGCGCTTCACCCTGCCTAACGGCAACGTGATCGAGATCGAGGCGTACGTGCGACCAGAGCATTCGATCGGGCTGCACGTGCGTGGGATCGACTGCATGCTCGACGTCGAGACGCACGCGAGCAACACGCTCATCGTCAAACCGCGCCCAGAATGGAAGCCGCCCAAATGAGCTGCTCGATGCGACTTCATCCGGTGCGCTGGTTCAAGACTGGCGCCGAGGCGCACGCGTGGCGCGAATCGATGGGCCTGCCCAAAGCCTCATTGCACTTCGTTCGTGGCAAGGGCTGGCGTATGCAGCTACACGATATCGAAGAAACACGCTTCGACGTCGACGAGTAATCCATGAGCGAACTACACGACGTCATCAAGAAAAGCCGCAACCTCGCGCCATCGTCGAGGAAGCGCTACCTGCGCGACATCGATCAGTGGATCGCGTTCGCAGGCGAGGCGCCGAGCGGCTGGACGCGCGAGCGCGCTCAAGCGTTCTACGATCACTTGCTCGACGAGCGCGAGCTGCGCCCGCAGAGCGCGAATCGGTTGATGGCGAGCGTCGCGTACGCCTCGAAGTGGCGCGCTCACTACCAGAACAAGCCCGAGCTCGACTTCGCGTACGTGCAGAAAGCCAAGGGCCGCAAGGCTCGCCCCAAGCACGCGCTACAGCAAGAGACCGTCACCAAGCTTGTGCAGTCGCTCGCACGCGCGGCCGTCAGCGATCCGCTCGCGCTGCGCGATCACGCGATGGTGATCGTCATGCTCGAAACCGGCATGCGGAAGATGTCGATCTGCTCGATGACGGTCGAGCGTACGCATCTCGATATCGCCTTGAGCAAGGGCAACTACCCGCACGCGTGGGTGCGGATGAAAGGCACCGGGCTCGATGACGTCGCCGTGCCGCTCTCGGACACCGCGATCGCGGCGCTGCGCCCGTGGCTCGCGTGGCTCTCGGGGCGAAGTCGCGGCTCGGGCCCCGTGTTCTGCGGTGTGCAACGCCAGATCGGGCCGTTCGGTGCGGCATACGCGATCGAGCGCACGCCGTTCTACCCCGATCACGTCAACCGGGTGCTCAACAAGCGCACGGCTGAGGCGAAGATCGGCCACATCCATCCCCACCAGTTTCGTCACACGTTCGTGACGTGGCGCGCAGACGCCGGGCTCGCGCCGCACGAGATCGCCGCGATGACCGGTCACACGTTGCCCGGCCTCGGCGCGATGGGCGGCTACATCGACATGAAGGCGATCGCCGAGAAAGTTCGCAACTCGACACCGCAGTGGCTGCGCGAGCTGGTGATCAAGTGAGCGACGGACGAACACGAAGGGTAATCGAGTCAATGCACGCGTTTCGTACCGCCGAGGAATTTCGCGCGCACTTGCCGTGTGAACGCTGCGAGGACCCGCAGCACACCGAGGCTCGCGCGATTGCGCGCGATGGCTTTCACATCAAGTTCGGCGTCAAGATCGCGCAGCTAAGTATCCCATCGCGCACCGTCGAAACAGCTCGCACGATTATCCTCGAAACCAATTCGTTGCCCGAGTTGATCATCGCGCTTCAGGAAGTCTACAAAGTCACGCACCCGACGCTCGTCGCCGACGACGAGTGGCGTGGCATCGCCGCAGACATGATCCGTCTCGGGCGAGACGCGGAAGCTGTCGCGATGCTCGTCGAGAAAGCGCCGCATGTAACGCCATACATCAAGGCGCTCGAAGACTTCTTAGCCGCGTTCGCCGCATTGCCGGCGCTCGATGCCTACGAGCGAATGGTGCAACGCAGCGCCGGTCACTGGACTGGGCGAATCGAGATGCGCGAGCAGATCGCGGTTTACGCTCGCGCGATCGAGACCTGGAAAAAGGCGATGTCGGTGCAAAATCCATGAAGCGCGAGGGCTACTCGCGGCCGACGTTCATCGTCGGACACTGGACCGTCGAGATCTCGCTGCACACGCATCGTCAGCGCGACAGGCTCTGTCTACGACGTGATCACGTACAGCTCGAAGTCGACGACGGCAACTACTACGCTCGCGAGCTGCTCGTCGAGCAATCACTAGAAAATCTTCAGGCGTTCAGCGATCGATTGGCTGCCGCCTATAAATTCATGAAGGATGCCGATGCTCAAAAAACACCCGCTGTGTCGACCACCAAGCGGCGCGATCGACGTCCGCAAGCTCTTTCCGAACGGCCGGTGGAAGGCCGACGACGGAAAACCAGGCCTCGCGTTCTTCGGGATCTCGAAGGAAGACGCCGAGTGGCCCGAAGATGAGCGTCAAGCGTCGGCGTGGGTCGCCCACTGCGATTGCAAGATCCACGCGGAGTGCCCGGCATCGAAGGCGCTCGACAAGGCGTGTTTGATCTACGACGGCGCGAGCCTCGTGCGTCGTCGCAAGGTCGCGCCGTGAAAGAGACGCGAACCTGCGTCGTGTGCTCGAAACCTTACGAGCGCGAGCCTTGGATGACATTCGATCAGGGCCAATGCGACGCGTGCATCGAAGCGTGGGCGCAGGAACGCGCAGCACAACACGCCGACGCTGCGATCACGGAAGGTGCACATCCGACCGTGCTGCGCGAGACGCTTCGCGTGCACAAGATCTGGAGCAAGCGATGAGCACGGACTGGAACATCAAGTGCGTCGATTGCGATGAGATCCACCACTTCGACGACGCGAATCACCAAGACGATCGCATGTTGCTCTTGATCAAGCATGCTGACGCAATCGCAGCGCTCGCCGAGCTATCCACCGAGCTTGGCGATCAACTCAACTTCCGCTTGGGCTACAGCGGGTGCTACGGGTCAATCGACCCGGCGTGGTTTCGCAAGCATCTCGGGCACAACCTGATGCCGATCGACGAATACGGCCGGATGCTCGATCAGTGCCGCGAACACGTCTACTGCGGCGAGTGCAAGACCCGACATCGTTGCGGGCTCAAGCTCAACCACGAGGGTGAGCACAAGCGCGTGCCGTGATAGGCTGACAGCATGTTGCAGCTGAACCTCAACGGCCCCGCGCAGTACATGCCGGCCTCGTACCCGATGACCGTCTCGCGCGGGGGCGCAGCGAGGCCTCCAACGTCGACGATGCCACCGAACGCCACGACCGGCGGCGGGCTGACGGTTGGTGGCGGCTGCGGCTATGGCTATGTCTCGAACAACGGCGTCTGCATGTCGCAAGGCTGCATCGACGGACGTTCGCAGTGCGTCGTGATGGATGGCTACGGCCGCACGTGCAGCTACGATCAGCTCCTCGCGTTCCAGGCCAAGACCGGCACGCCTGCATGTGGCCCAGCGCCCGCGTTGCCGGCGCCGCCGAACGCGCCAAGCGTGCCGGGCATCAACCCGCCGCAACCGGGGATTCCCGTCGATGTCAGCCCGAATCCGGGGACACAGATCGTCGCGACCGTGCCTGCCAGTCAGGTCTACGCGACGCGGATCCCGCGCTGGGCCCTCGTGATCGGCGGGCTCTCGGTCGTCGCGATCATCGCCGCGTTGCTCGTTCGCCGCTAGCGCGTACTTCCGGCGCCGTGCTAGCGTCGTGCCATGAGCGCACAAGCTGGCAATCTCCATTGGCGTCGAGCTCGACTCTCCCTCCCTGGCGGTGACACCAACGTGGATACGCTGTTGCAGGTCGCCAATCAGGCCTACAACACGTCTGGTGGTCCATCGGACCCCGTCGATCCGCCGCTCGGTGTCGCGCAATCGACGCCACCATCCGATGGCACGACGCCCGCGTCGCGTTGCATGGTGATCCCGCTACCACCGATGAGCGAATGGGCGAGCATCACGATCGTCGGCGAGCCCTACCTCGACACCGACACCAACACGGTGCATGTCGTGCTGTCGAACAGCGATGAAGGCGCTGCGGCACCGAACGTGCTGTTCTGGGTTCCGCACACCAACGCGGGCCCCGGCAAGTGCGACACGTACAACCCGACCGAGTGACGTCGCCGATCAAGCGCTTGTCGCTCGGCCTCGGCGAGCTCGAACGCCAAGCGCTCTGCGCCGACATCTTGCAGCTCGCCGCGTCGACGGAATCTCACGCCTCACACAACCGAGGCGGTTGGCGCTCGTCGCCTACGTGGCTCAAGACGACGTGGCTGCACGCGCGGCTCTGCGCCTTGCTTGCCTCGATACCTGAGCTCGAAGCTGATCCAGCCTCGCTCGTTGGCTGGGCCGTCGTGAATCGTCTGGGCTCACATCATCGAGCGCACACGCACAACGCGCGCTATGCATGGTCAGGAATCGTTTACCTGGAACCAGGGGGCCCTCGAAGTGCCGCAACGATCTTCGAGTGGTGCCCGTCGAGATACGAGGTTTGCGTCGAGCGTGTCGAGCCAGTAACCGATCTACTCGTTCTCTTCCCATCGCGGCTCGGGCATTCCGTCGAGAAACACCCGCACGAGACTCCGCGCATTACGGTTGCTTTCGACGTAGCTAGGACTGGCAGAGCAGCGAGCTAGGCTCTCTTGGTGCACGACACCGACGAGCCCGACGACGCCGACGAAGCGCCGGCCGTGCCGCTGGATTTCTTCCTCGGCACGCAGCGCCTGACTCAGCTCTACAAGGGCAACGCCGGGATCATCGGAATCGACGATCAGCTCTATCACGTGCCGCCTGTGTCGGGCGTCTGCCCGCACCGAGCGCCACGCCCGAGCTATTACTACGAACCGAAGCCGCCATCAGAGCACTCGACGTTCTGCACGATCGAGACGCTCGGCGAGATTCGCCCGTTCACACAGGCCAAGATCCACGAGCTGTCGCTGGTGCTCGATCTCGACGCCATACGCGTCGAGCGCATCGTGACGTTCCATCGCCACGGGCCGATGCTCTACGCCGTCGATGAGAGCTCGAACAACATCGTCGGGCTCGTCGGCGAGCTGCCCGAGGCGCGGGCACTACACCAGCGCTTCGTGTTCCAGTTCAACCTGAAAGGCGCGCTCGAACTACCGAAACTTGACGCCGAGGAAGGAGCGGCGTAGAACCAGCCTCGGACACGATCCGCCGCGTGGTGCCCACACGCACGATGCTCTCGACAAGCATCAGGTAATGGACCTGACTCTCGCGCACCCCGCACTCGATCGTATCCGCCACTTCTGAGCTGAACGCCGACCCCAGAGACTTCCCTCGCTGGCTAGGCCTCGATCGTGCGATGTCGCGTCCCGATCGCTGTTGAGGGCCCCATTGTGGCGCGTAGCGGTGCGCGTTCCTCCCTCAGCCGGTGAAACCCCGGCCGGCTCGCCTATTTCCGCTCGTGATAGCCTGTAGGGCATGGACGTCCGCGGGCAGCGCATCTTGATTTTTGGCGATTCGTTGAGCCATCACGGCCCCGACGCCGGGCCCGAGATCTGGGACGTTGACACGGGCTCGAATCGCGCGTCCGGCCAGCCCGGCGACTTGCTCGCGAGCATGCTGCTCGAACAGGGAGCCTCGGCCGTGCGTGTCAACGCGCGTGTGGGCCGCAGCGCGCACAATTTCTTCGGCCGCGAGAACTTCCAGGCCTTGCTCGGCAGCGATCAAGCGTTCATGCCGACCAAGGTTTTCGTCGTGCTTGGCACCAACGACATCGGGCTCAATCTCGACGTCGACAAGCAGGCGATGACGAAGATCCGCGACTTCTACAAGGGCCTCGGCGCCGACGTGTGGGCGATCGGGCCGTTCGCGTACGCCAATGATCAGCTGACCCAACAGGCGCTGCCCGTGATCGAGATGATGCAGAGCGTGTTCGGCAAGAACCGCTACATCGATCCGCGGCCGATCACGGCGATGGTCGGTCGAGCTCGCGATGGCGTGCACTTCGGCGGCGACGCCGCGCGCGTGACCGCGCAGGGCTTGCAAAAGCTCGTGCTCGACGCTGCGCAGCCCAAGACGTGGCTCCCGTTCGCGATTGGCATCCTCGGCGCCGTCGGTGGCGCGCTGGCCTACTCGTGGTGGAAGAAAGGCAAGATCGATCTGCCGATGATCTCAGGCCTCGGCCGACAGGATACGCCGCCAGTGCCGCCACCAACGCGCTCGACGCCGGTCGACGCCTGGCATCCGCATGAGTCGCACAACGAGTGGCAGGAGCGCCTGCGGGAAGTGCAAAAACTTCGAGAGAAAGGCTACAAGCTAAAGGGGCTCGACGATCTCGGCGAGACGTGTAGCGTCAACATGCCACCCGCTGCGTTCAAGCGTTGCGTCGCGCGCCAGAAACGCGGCCTCGGCGAAGATCCGTTGGCCGAACGTCAACGCGTGAGCAAGCAGATCAAGGAGCTGATCGCTGACCCCGATCCGGGCGCGCTTGTTCCCGCCGAGGATCTCGCGCTTCAACACGAGATCAAGCTGAGCGAGCTGTCCAAAGGCGGCACCGACAACCGCGGCACGTTCTGGCTCGACAACAACGAGGACATCTTCAAGCGTGACCGTGTCTCGTGGCGCGTCAAGCGCGTGAACGAGCGCCACGGTGGCGAGTGCAAAGCCGTCTTCGATGTTCGTATCGATGGAGCGCGCGTTGGCGGCGAAGAACGCGAGAGCGATCACGTCAAGTTCGAGGAGCACTACCAAGGCAACATGGACTACTGCCGACGCGCGGCGACCGCGCAGGCATGGGCACTCGCGAAAGAGACGAAGAAGCTGCGTGCGCAAGGCTTCACGCCGCAAGCACGCGATATCTTCCATACGCTCGATCGCGACAACAGCGAGCCCGAGGAGCTGTTCGGGCTTCGTGGCGAGCGCGAGGACCGCAACGAGTTTCCGACCGAGACTTTCAAGATGCTCACTCAGACCGCGCAGACGCCGGCCGAGTTGGTTGCTGCGACCGACTACGCGCTAGAGCACGGAATCAAGATCGGCGAGCTGCGTACGCTTTACTTGAGCCCGGTTGGAGCCCCAGACGATCCGGCGACACGCGTGAGTTGGACGATCACCCGTCTCCCGGGGAGGAGCGTCGACGGCAAACAACTCTACGATGTCGAGTGGAATACATTGCTTGACAACAAGCCGCTACACATCGGCGCTGGCTACCCTCGTCGAGCCAAGTCGCTTCGCGAGCTCGAACAGATCGTCGGCGCCGAGGCTTGGGAAGTCGCCAACGAGTTGAAGCTGTACCGCGGGAAAAATCTGACCGAGGGAGCCTATCGTCAACGTGTCGTCGACGCGATCTATCGCGACTCCGCGCGCGATCACTTGAAGGAGCAGCCCGAGCTGTTCGGGCTCGGCGCCCGCAAGATCAAGACGTCGCGCTACGCGACCCGCGAAGAGGCGATGGCTGCGGGGCGCATGAACGAGAACGTAACGTACTTCGAGCTCGACGACGAGGATCTCAGGAACCAGCGCAACATGTTTCGTCGGCTGATCAACAACGAAGGACCCGAGGCGCTAGACATCGCCGAAGACTTCGCCGAGCAGAACGAGATCCCGATCTCGGTACTGACGACGATGAATCATGACCACGCCGACTCGGGCGCCGTGAGAATCTATCCACAGGACGGCTCCAACAATGTCTACAACGTCTGGTGGGACGTTCACGAGGATCCAAAAAATCCAGGCCAGTGGGAACCCGAGCTACTCCTCGCATGGGGGCTTGAACGCGACGAGATCGCGAGCGTGCCGCACATTCGCAACGGCGAATGGACCAAGCCGCTGATCCCGTTCGGCACGGCTGATACCGAGGAAGAAGCTCGCCGCGTCGCCGCAATGGGCGCATGGCAGGTCTCGAAGCTGCTCCGTACGTTGCCGCGTTCGGCGTCGCTCGATGATGCACGCAAGCTCCTTCGAGACTTCGAGCAATCGCCTTCGACGGATCGACGCTTCGCCGCTGCTCACCACACACTCAGCAAGCACCATCTGTTCGGCCTTCGTGGCAGAGCAGCGCGCAAGAATGCCGGCATGGGCTCCACCACCGGCTATCGCGTCGCCTACAACCTCGTCACGCGCCGCGACGGCAAGATCGTTAGCGTCCGCAAGATCGTCGACGCCCCGCGGGCGCTGACGTTGCCCGAGGCCGAGGCGTGGCGCCGCAAGTGGAAGCAACAGGGAACCGCTTGGGTCGAGACGATGGATGGCCAGCACGTGCCCGTGAAGGGCGCCATGCGACCGGTGCCTTTCTACGACGACGCGCGGCCCGGCGATGTTCACGCGACGCTCACGGCCGACTACGCGCGCCCACGCTAGTCGAGCTCGTGGCGCTCGTTGAGTGTTCTTCCTCGCGGCGTGCAGGCCTCGCACTGTCGGTTGTAGCGCGCCGGGCTCTGAAGCGTGCGTAGTTGCAAGAGCGTCTTCACCGTGTAGCCCATGCAGCGCATGCAGCTATCGTTGTAGCGACTCGGGTCGCGCGGCATCAGAAAGAGCGCGCCGCAACCGACGCATCGTCGTCTACGTCTCGACACGATAATCTCCACGCCAGATCCACAGCGCGAACACCGTCGGGATCACGACGAATACGAGGCCGAGCAGCAACGCGCAGAGCAACGACAACGGGGCGTCACGCCGCGCGAGTGTCTTGTCGACGAACGCGAAAAAGCGCCGACCCCAACGCGGCAAGATCGTGCGCGGATGCGAGCGCGCGAGCGGTAACGGCTCGGCTCGGCAGTCGCGCAAGTGCGGCAGTGGTTCGGGCTCGCGTAGTTTCATGTCGTAGCCAGTCTACCTCGCTGAGCTGCCAACGTTGCTGTCAGAGCAGCGAGCTAGACTCCCTGTCGAGATGCCCGCGCTCTACTGCGTCGTTGGACGCCACACGTACGTTGCCGAGGCACTCGACACCATGTGGCCGGTCGCGTATCGCATGACTCGCGAGGACGCTCAAGCTGTTCTCGATGTCTGTGAACAACAGCGTGATGCATTCTTCAAGGCGCTCGAACCGATCCACAACCGGCTGACTGCGCTGGTCTACGACTACAGACAGGCACGGTCGAGCCGCAAGCTCGCGCGTGAGGCCAGGCGCCGCGCGACGACGGACTTACGTCGCAAGATCCGCGACGAGCGCGAGCGCGAGTCGGCTGTCAATGCCAAGTTCGCGGGCGAGATGCTCGATCCGCTGTTCCCGACGTCGACCAACGGCAAGACGCCCGACGTGGTCTCGTACTCGATCCTCGAATTCTGGGATGACCCACGCGAGATGGGCGCAGCCGAGTTGATCAAGATGCGGGCACTGCTCCACGGCATGCACGACGACGAAGACGAGGAAGAATTCGACGAGGAGTTGTGATAGGAGCACGAGCGGCATGAAGAAACACGACCATCATCCTGTGTCACCGACGTGCGGTTGCGTCTGGTGCCGCCTGGAGATCGCGCGTGTCGAGCAAGAGGCACAAGAGCGTCAACGCCGCGTGCGGCGATTGCTCGGCTGGCCGGAAGCGCGATGCGGCTGATCAATCTCAACACGACTCGACTGCGGCCGGATCAGTACGTCTATATCGGCCGACCGTCGAAGTGGGGTAACCCGTACTCGCATCTGCCATCAACGATCGCGCGCTTCAAAGTTCTCAATCGCGCGCTCGCGATTCAAGCCTACGAGCCGTGGCTTCGTAGCTCGCCTCAGCTCATGGCCGCGCTCCCTGAGCTCGTCGACGGTGACAAGCCGCTTGCTTGCTACTGCGCGCCGCTTGCCTGTCATGGCGACATCCTCATGCGATTACTCTACGAGCTGGGTTACGCTACTTGATGCCCTACGGCACCTGCCGTGGCTTGATGAAACAACCAACCAAGGAATGCGTCGATGAAGAAAATCAAGAACACCAAGCTCTCGCTCAACACCGAAACACTCAAGCAGCTCAAGACACGCAAGGATGCTTGCCATCTGGACGAGGCTGCTAAGGCTACGTTTTAGTCAGACCTTGAAGCCAAGCCGCCGGCACTGGCTGAACGCGATCGCGATCGCTTGCCGTCGGGGCTCGATCCGCTCGCAATTCTTTTTGCGACAGTGCTTGCGGATCCGCTGCGCGAGGCAAGCTCGCGCGGCCTTCGTGCGCTTGGGGCGTCCAACGCGATGCTTGCTCATCGCTTGAGCGCCTTCCGCAAGTCAGTTTCGAGCCGGCGATACATCTCGGGCGGCGTCGCGTCTATGATCGGCAGCACCAAGATCTCGCGCTCTCGGATCGGCACGACTCGGCTGTTGCCCGATACGCTCATTTGCACCTCGTCTGCTTGGTCTTGTGGCAACGATACGTGCCGATCCGGCCCTTGTTGCGCAGCGCCGCGCGATGCGTCTTCGCCCACGCGCGATAGCGCTTGTTGTAGCGCTTTTTCTTCGCGCGATTCATCCGGTTCGTGGTGTTCGAGCGCTTGCCCTCGCCGACCCACACGCAGATCTGCTCGTAGGGCCGCTTCCCGCGATGACACTCCCAGTCGCGCGCCTGAAGCTTGGGCGGGCTCCGATCGGGGCCGGGCCCGAGCTTGCGCGTGCGCTTGTACGGCTGGTGGCTATCGTCGATCCGCTTGGCCATGCGGTCTAGCCTACACCGAGATCGCTCCCGCTTGCCCTCCCGATCGGCTCCCGACTAGAACCCGAGCATGCCCAACCAACCAGATCGCGCCGCGCTGCTCATCCGCGCCATCGTGCAAGCGAGACGCGAGCTCGAACGGCAACGACTAAGACCCGGGCTTGTACTTCGCCTTCGCGATCAACGTCTGCCCCGTCTTGCTGCCCGCGAGCCACATGCCGCCGAAGATGCCAAGAAGCAGCCACACCGGGTGCGCGATGAACGGCTCGGTGAAGCCCTTGAGCGAGGCCTGTGCTCGCCACCAGCTCCGCGGTGTTGCGGCGTAGAGCTGATTGCGGATCTCGTCCAGGTGCGTGACCCGGGGGCCTTCCAATGACATCAACGCGGGCATGGCCCTAGCCTATCACCGACGGCGCCGACGTCGGCGGGTTCCGTGGAATCCATCGAAGCGCAACGCCGGGCATGATGTCCCGTGCCGCTTGAGCACGCGCTTGGCGTGCTTGTCGAGCCGCGTGCCCCATTGAACGTGGGCGCATGCGTTGCTCGCGCGCAGCGCCGCTCGGGCGTCGCACTCGCGCGGGCTCAAGGCCTTCAGCGCTGTTTCGCAGCGCCGGTTGATCCGCGCGTTCTCGCTGGTGACGGTGCGAGCCATCGGTCAGCGCCGACCCTGCGATTTGTACTGCCACGGCCGAAGATGCTGCGTGGATGGCCGCATCCTTTTGGGGCAATCATCACCAACGCGCGTACGGAACGTGACCTTTTTACCGTCACGCTTGGTGATCGTCTTCACCGTCTCGACGCAGCCCGGAGCCCCTAGGCCTCGCATCTCTGCCTTGGTCTCGGCGCTGTCCATCAATTGACGGACGCAGCGCGTTCGCGCTGCCTTGGTCGAGTGTACGGACGCGCAAAATGCCTTGAACGATGGGATGGCTCGAATCGTTCGACCAGATACGCGAGCCATCGGTCAGCGCCGCCCCCGCCGCTTGTAGCCGGCGAATTGCGAGCCGATGATCGGGATCTTTTTCATGGTCGGACGGAGCTTGTCGCCCCACTGCTTCCACGTGAAGTAGCCGGCGAGCGCGCCGACAACCGCGATCACGCCGATCTGCGCCGTCGAGCCGAGCGACGACCACGAGATCCCGAGACCCGAGCCGCGCAACTGCGCACCCGTGTCCACTGGGTTCCAGTAGTAGGAAGTCCAGCGCCCCGGGTCGCTGGCGTAGCCTTCACGAATCCGTTGATCGGGATTCGTGGGGTCATACACCGCGGTCTGTTCGTAGGATCTCAGCGCGTACATTGATCAGCCTCCACTAGCGGACATCATAGCCCGCTTCGAGAAAGCGATCGACTAGCGCTTGCGTCGCGTCTTGCGCGACTTTCGGCACTGGCCCTTGCGACGACCACGAGAGACCTTGCCAAACTTGCAGTGCTTTTTCGCCATGCCCCAAAGCTCCCACAAGAGAAATCCGACGTCAAGTGGTGGTGCGCCAGGCTGATAGCTACGGCCTGATCCACAGGTCGGCGAATTCTTCGAGCGGCAAGCGCGGCTTGTCGAACCGATGATGGATCAGCGCCGAGCAGAAGTTGTTCGAGCTCTTGCCGCTCTTGTTGCCCTTGCGCTTGCCCTCGGCGATCTCGCAGCGGCGTTTCTCGATCAACAGCGGGTGCTCGTCGTATTGGATGCGATCGCGGAACAGCCACAAGTCCGGCGTGTAGACGATCTCGCGATGGCTCCAATCCGCGCCACCGGCAACGATCGGCTGCGCGATAACGCCCCACCACTCGGTGCTCGGATCCATCTTGCACAGCTCGACGAGCTCGGTGCAACGACCGAGCGTCAGCTCGTAGACGGCTTTCTCTTGCCACAGCATCGGCGCCGAGAACGGGTTGTTCTTGAAGACTTCACCGCGCCACGGAAGCTTGAGCCCGTCGAGCTTCTTCTCTAGCGAGAATGACCAATGCGCGATGATGTGCGAGCGTTCGTTGCTGCACGGGTCGAGATCGAACGGCCGATTGCCTCGGGCCTTGTAGAGAAAATCCGCGAGCCACTTCGGCGTGCACGTTGCATCGGACAGATCGCGTTCGTCCTGCGAGCGCTTCGCGATCGTCGGTCGCTTGTGCACCTCGGCGCGCGGCACTCGAATGATCCGGCGCAAGCGCTTGGACGTGTCGTAGCCCAGCGCTTGCGCTTCACTTTGATCGAGGCCGGGAGCGCCGCCGTGACCATTCGCGCACGTTGGCAGCTCGTTGTCAGGAACGTGAAACTGCCGCTCGCCGCAAACAGAACACCAGGTCTTTGCCATCGCGCAACGACCTTAGCTCGCTGGTCTGCCAGCTACAGCTTGATCTCGATCTCGCGCAGCTCGGCCGCGATCACGACGTCGCCGTGCTGCGTCTTGTGCGTGACCGTGTTGTCGTCGGGCGTCGGGCAATCGCTGAACCACGTCTGACCGACGATGATCGAGAACACGATCTGCGAGAGCTGATAGGCTAGGCCGCGCACGGTCGCGCCGTTCATCTTCTCTTTGCCGACGAGCCAGTCATGGTGCAGCTTCGCCGGGTTGGCGCTCAGGAACGACTCGACTTCAAAGATCGCCTCGGCCATGAGCGTCTCGGGCCCGTTGAGCTTGCCCTTGGCTTTCACTTTCTCGATGACCTTCGAGACTGGCGGCAGACGAGTAGCCCTTGATCTTGAATTCGAGCTCCTTGCCCATGATGTAGCCCGCGAGCTTCTCACGGCCTCGGCCTGCGTTCGAGGCGGCGAGAACCCGTTGTGCTCGGTCAGGCCGGGGAACTTGTTCTTGACGTAGTCCTTGTAGACCTTCTGATAGGCCCGCGCGTACTGAAGCTTCCACGCGATCGACGCGGCGTCTTTCAGCGCGACGCTCTTGACCATCTTGCGATTGATGATCGGCAACGTCGTCAGATCGATACAGGTCACGCCGCGATCATTGTCGAACAGGTTGACGCCGCTCGCGGTGCGATCTGATAGCTGGTCTTCATCGAGACCTACGCTACCTCACTGGTCTGACAGTCAGTGCCAGCCCTCGATAACGGTATCGTCGGCCTCGACGATCCAGCTCTTGGTGGTGATCTCGCCCGGGAAAAACTGCCTGATGTACACGCGCCCGACGTAGCCGCGCGTCTCGCGCGCGAGCTGCGCCAGCTCGACGAGCGAGCCGAAAAAGTCTTCGATGTCGTTCTCGCCGAAGTCGGGGGCGTCTTTCGATAGGCCCGTGCGCAGCAAGATGCGTTCGCTGTCGCGAGAGCCATCGGGAAGCGCCGGCCAGACTTTGTAGCGATTGCTCATCGTGCGCGTTCCTGCTTGGATTGTTCGGCTGCGATCAGCTTGGCGTACTTCGCCCAATGATCGGCCTTGTCTTGCTCGCCCATCGAGGAGTAGCGCATCAACTCGCCCTCCGCTTTCTCGAATTCCTCGGCGAGCTGCGCATCGGTCAGCGACGCGAGCATCTGTGGGATCAGCGGCTCGGCGGGCAGCTCCTCGTGCTCGCGCTCGGGCATGTTGACCCAGATCAAGTGCTCCTTCGCGCGCGTGATCGCGACGTATTCGATGTTCGCCTCGTCGCTGTCGTCACCGGCTTTGAACACGCCGACCTTGATGTAATCGATCCGCTCGTCGCCGTGCTCGTCACCACCAACGCGCTGCCACACTGGCACAGCCTTGTGACGATTGAACGTCTGCTTGAGCAAGAACACGCGATCGGCTTCGAGGCCCTTGACCTTGTGCACGGTCGAGAGCAGCACACCGGTCTTGCCAACTTCCAAGATCGTGTTGAGGAGCTTGCGAAGCCCCGTCGGCGCGACGTAGCTCACCGCCGAGTGCAGCATCGAGTGTTGCTCGTTGACGCGTTCGATCTGCTCGATCGAGCCCGCGGTCTCGGCTTTCTCCAGCGCCTCGGCGTGCCATTTCTTGAGCGACTTGCGAAACAGATCGGGCGTACGCAGATCCAACTTGTCGAGCAACTCGAACAGCGGCGCGAGCATCTCCTGACCTGCATTGAGCTGAAAGCGCACGCCCTCGCGCCAGAGCAAGAGCGCCGTGTCGAGTAGCGCGGCGTTGTTGCGCGACAACACGAACGTGTGGATCTCGTCGCTCGGCCGCGCGATGATCATGCGTGGCACGTCGCGCAGGCCGACAGTCGTGACCGAGCCTTCGAGCGCGTCGGGCAACGCCCGGACTTCGGGCACGAGCGCTCGCGCAGCGTCGATCACGGCCTTGCTGCAACGGAACGAGATCGTGAGCGTCATGACCTTCGCCTTGCGCTCGTCGCACATCAACTGGCGCACGACGCCCGCGACGGCGCCACGCCAAGCGTTGATCGCTTGGTGTCCGTCGCCGGCCATGATCAGCCGCGTCGACGGCAGACAGAGCCGGCGGATCAGCTCCAACTGCGGGATGTTGATGTCCTGCCACTCGTCGACGACGATCGCCTGATAGCGCGACGGCGGCGCGAGGTTGAGCGCCATCGGCAACCACAGCATGTCGCAGAAATCGAGCTTGTTGAAGGTTTCGGGATGGAAGCTGAGCTCGTAGCCACGCGCCGCGACATCGACCACATGATCAACCTGCGCGGCCGTGAGCTTGCCGAACAGATCGTAGTTGTGGCCTAGTTCGAGCAGCTCCTCGGGCTCGGCGACAACGAGCGTATCGGCGCCCATCGTCTCTTTGTAGCGTTGGAGCAATCGTACGGCGGCGCGGCGCAGCGGATATGCGAGGCTGGCTTCGCCAGCAGCCGCCGCGATGATCTCGTCGGTGCCGCTACGATCAAATTGTGCTCCTGGAAAATGTTTGAGCACGATCTGGCGCCCGACGGCGTGAAACGTCTTGATGTGGATCGCCGAGCCGCGCTTGGCCCTCGGCGCTCGCTTGACCAACTCGTCGGCGATCCGCGCGTTGTACGCGGTCACCAAGATCGAGCGTTGCGGCATGACGTCGAGCGTCGCGAGCAAAGCGCTGGTCTTGCCCGAGCCTGCAACGGCTTCGATCAAGATGTCGTCTTTGCCACGCCCGGCGTCAACGATCGCGAGTTGTTCATCGGTGAGCTGCATGTCTACTTGGTCTCGGCTTCGAGCTTGATCATCGAGCGCAGCTTGAGGCAATCGAGTACCGAGGTACCGAACATCTCGACAACTTCTAGTTGGAGTCGGCTGAAAGTCGTTCGGGCCTTCGCTTCGTCAATTTCGCCACGCTCCACGGCGAGCCACTGCTCGATCGCGATGTGCTCGTCGATCCAGGCCTGCAAGTAGACGGTCTTGTCGAGCGCCTCTTGGTAGGCGTCGACGAGATGCCGCCGCCCGTTGCCAGCTTGTAGGTGCACACCGTATTTCTTAGCGCCTTGTTCGTCGCGTTCGCGCATATCGGCGACGACGAGCCCGGCGATCTCGTGGATATCGGCGGGCGCCTGCGGATTCGTGAACCCGCGGATGACCATGTTGATCACCTTTGGCCAGGCCGGCGTGTACTCGCTCGGCTTGGGCGCTGGCTCTGGCGTGTTCGGTGACCCGGACTTGAAGCTGAAAGCGTCGTCTGAACCCATGCAGGCGACCTTAGCTCGCTGGTCTGACAGCTACGTCCTGGCGCGCTCCCATGCCCCGAGGATCGTCGGGAACACCGGGCGAAGTAGCGCGAGCATCGCCTCGGCGAACACGCGGATCTCGTACTGCGCATGCGCATCGAGACGTAGCCCGAGCATGTGCAGCGTGTTGTGGAGATCGTTCTGCCAGTACCACTCGGTGTACGTGCCGCACGGCAAGACCGTACGCGCCAGCTCGGGAGCGAGTCCATACGCGAGGAGCTGCTCGTAGTCATCGAAGGCGCGATTGCCCGCGTTCTCGATCATGCGCCTCACGAGATCCGGGCGCTCGACGATCTCGCTCGATGAGCCCTGCTTGTTCGTCTCGGCCTTGCGCTGGCATCGCTCGGGCGCCGGCACGTAGAATTCGCGCGCCGCCTGCACGTAGCGATACGAGACTTCGTTGATGCTCGCGGTGCGGTGCCGTACGAGCTGACGCGCGACGAAGATCGGCATCTTCATGTAGAACCGAACCTGACAAAACTCGATGGGCGTCGTGTGTCGATGCCGTACGAGGTAGTCGGTCAACTTGGCGTCTTGTTCCTCGGTGCGTTCTTGTTGCGCGTTGCGGAACGACGTACGCGCGCACTGCGCGGGCGTACGGTCGTTGCCCATGACGTCTACAAGCGCGACGAACCCATGATCGAGACAAGCGATTTCGTTCATCGCGTGACGGTAGCTCGCTGCTCTGCCAGCTAAGGCTCCTCGAAGTTCGGCGTTGAACCGCTTGCCGAGGACCTGGGAGATCGAGACCTTCGGGGCGACTCAAGCCACTCCTGCGAGATCGGCTCGTAACTGAAGAACGCCCACTCCGCCGACTCCAGCGCCGCGACGCCGATGACCAAGCAGAGCCCTGCGCTCTCGTACATCGTTCGGATCTCCCACTTACCCATGAATCGGAGACAGAGTTGATCCCATGCAACGAGACACTCCGGGTGTTTCGCCTCAGCCTGCTGCCACGTGATGTCGCTCGCCCTTGAAGGACGCCACTGGTTCATTGTTGGTGGCTTTCGCACGGTGCAGTGCCCGTAGACGCCGAACGTTGCTCCCATCACGCCCTCCCGAACAAGGCAGCCATCGTGACGAGAGGCCACTGGCAAGTGAACGACGTCCAGCAGATCTCGTTTCATACTTGATCCCAGCTCTGCCCGATCTTCGTTTCGATCTTGAACGGTACCGAGCGTCCATCGCGCTCGTACACTTGCTCGAAAGCTTCTACACAAACAGAAGCAAGCCGCTCGGCTTCATCCTCCCAGCACTCGAATACCGCGGCGTCGTGGATCTGCGCGATCGGATCGGCTTCGCAAAACTCCGCGAGACGCGGCATCATGTTCGCCATACCAGTGTTCATGATAGACGCCGCTGCGGTCTGCACGCCGTAGTTCACGGCTTCCGGCGCCTCGATGTTTCCCATTGGCCACGTCCGACGACGGCCTAGAATGAAGTCTTTGATCTCGTACGGCGGCTGCGACGCGCCACGGATCGTCGATTGCTGCCACTCCGTGATCTCCGGTAGCCGCTTGGCTAGCTTAGCGATCGCCTTCGCGAGATCCTCGATCTTGATCAGGTTGCCGGCTTTGAGCATCGTCTGGTGCAGCGTCGCTAGCTGCGCCATGTAGAAGTAGCCATACTCGATGTTCTTGACGTTCTCGCGAAGCTGCTTGCGTGTGTCTGGATCTAGCGAATCGAAGTGCTCCCAGATCATCTGCGCGCACTCGATGTGAATGTCACGCGTTGGATCCGCGAACACCTCCATCAAAAACGGTGTCCCAGAGATCAGCGCGATCACACGTGCCTCGATCTGCGCGAAGTCGAAGCCGACCAATTTTCTGCCAGGACGCGCTCGAATTTGCGCGCGTAGATTCGGTCGAACCATCTTGGAGATGGAGTTGTCCTTGTTGACGCGAAACCAAATTCCGCCGACTTGAAACCTCTTAGCGTCCGGCAGAATCCCAAGCGTCAACAATTCTTCTGGCGTCAGCTTTTTCCATTTGTCCTTCGGAACGTTTGAAACCACCGGCCACTGCGAAGCCCAACGACCGGTGATTCTGTGGATGTTCCAGATCGGCCTGATGCGCGATTGCTCGTCGGCAAAGCCGTAGGTCTGGATCTCGCCAGTTCGTGGGTCGCGACGATCGAAGATCGGCCAGCAGTTGTGGGTAAGCATTCCTTCAGCAATGAACGTCTTAGTAGACGTCTTCATCGCAACTACTTCACGCTGACCTACAAACTCGACTGAGCGCACGATCGCTGCGGGGCTACACGGTCCACCAGTTTTTTTTCCGTTCCAAAGCTTGCGCGCTTTTTCGATCAATCGAGGCGCTCGAAACTGACCGATCATCCGCATTGCACCTGGAACGCCACCATGTGGGTACACGTTCACTGACCTAGCGTTGGCCTTCTTGTTGACGAACGTGTCAAAGCCCTTCGTCTTGAGCAACGCTAGCATGTGACTTAAAGCGGTTCCCGGGTTCTGTGTGAAACATGCACCATGCTTCAGGACGCAACCTTCGCCATCGAGGAATCCTGCGATGAACCCAGCCTCCCAGCTCGTGTCTTCATCCCACGGGTCAACGAACGTCGCGATCAGATCACCAGGCTGTAAATCGCACGTCTTCTTCCAATAGCGCGTGCGACCTTTCGCGCTGCCATCTCGTGCCAACCAAAGATGGTCATCGCTTGCAACGACAGACACACCTCGATCTGTCGTTACGCGATAGCAATCTAACTTGAGGCGCATCGTCCCCTCAACGAGCGCTGGTTGATAGGTTGCAGTCGGCCCTTGCTTGGATGCTTTCCCTCGTCCGTGTTCGTCGAAGCCGATTAGCTCATCGCCGACTCTGATCGTACCAAGCTCAACCCACCGCAGATCTCCGGTTAGTACACGTGTCTCCGGTGCGAGACAAAACGTTGAAAGCAGCTTGTCGTTCTCGCGAAACGCGAGGATGTCACGCACGATCGGGTAACCGACGAGCGATTCGAGCACGTCTTTCTTCGTCGAGATGTCGCCGCCTTCTGTCGTCGCGATGAGCTCGACGCCCATCGCTTGGAGCAGCGCCGCGATGTGCTTGCCGGCGTTGATCTTCCACTTCCAGTCGGGATCGAGCTGCATCGCCGATAGGCGCAGCTGGTAGCGCGCCTCGAAGTCGGGCGGGTCCAGCTTGCGAGCCTTACCCGCTTGCGCGATCGCGAGGTAGTGCCAGATCATCTCGCGCCGCTTGGGATCACGCGCGATGTCCTCGACGTGACGCCGTGCCTCGGCGACGTTTTTCGAGAACGTTGCGAGGAGCTGACTGTTGATATCGCGATCGACCGGCATGCCCGCGAGATGCATGTGGCTCGCGCAGTCGCTCATGTACTTGTCGAGGTTATAAACACGTTCAGTTTTTGTTCGCGCGATGTGCTTGAACAACGGCCGACGGAGCGCGTGCGTCGCGGCGGTATCGAGCGCGTTGTACTTCGCGAGGCCTTCGAGGGTCTCTTCCTGGTTGCGGTACTCGCTTTTCCAGGGGCCCACGCCGTAGAACTGGCTCGTGACGATCTGTAGCCGGTGCGAGTTGCCCGGAAACGATGCGTGGTGCCCGAGGAGCGTGTCCTCGAAGTTCTCGGTGCACATCACGAAGCCGTACGCGCGCAGGACTGTGCGATCGTAGAGCCCGTTGTGGAACGTGCACGAGACGCGTGAGAGCAAGACCTGTAGTAGCGTCTGTGCCCACGCCGGGAACAGCTCCCACGACAGCGAGACCGATAGCTCGCTCGTCGCGATGCCGATGACCTTGATCTTGGCGACATACGCCATGAGCGCGTGGTGCCGCTCGGGATCGTCGACGTAGGTCTCAAGGTCGATCGAGCACGCGCCCTCTTCGAGCGCGCTGTGGTAGATCTTGAGGAACAGCTCGCCGACGTGCTGTTGATCGTAGAGCGCGAATTCGAGGTTCGGGCGCAGCCGGATATCGATGCCGTTCGCGAGGCTCTGGACTTTCCCCGCGTCGTACATCAGGTTGACGAACGCCATGTCTGGCGTGTGCGAGCCACCGATCGACGCGCCGCCGCCACGTAGAAGCGCCGCCGGATGAATCGCGGGCACGACGGGTCGCTCGCCGGAGCCGTCTACGTCGACGTCGAACAGCGTCCCGCAGATGTCGGTGATCTTGACCTGCTTGGGCTTCTTTGGTTTCTTGGGCTGCTTGGCCTTGAGCAAGGCCTTGAGGGCGCGCTCTTTTGCGCGCAGATCAACCAGTTTGATCGCGTCTTCGTTGGCCTTGCGTTCGAGCTTGGCCTGCACGCGCAGCACTTCCTCGCGGAGCACGTGCTCGGGCGGGCGTTGCTTGTGCCTGACCTTGTAGATCGTCGTCAGGTTCTTGCGATGCTGCTTGATGAGAAACTTGAGGCGTTTCTCGGCGGCTTTGGTGATCGCCTTACGCCTGGTGCGCGCGGCTTTCAGCGATGGCTGTTGCCGAAGCTTCTGGGCTTTCTTGAGCGCCTTGATCGTCTCGGGTGGCTCGATCATGTCGAGCGTGGCCTTCGGGATCACAGCGCGTGCCGCGACGGCGCCGAACGTCAGGATCGGCTTGCCGGGAAACCACGACAGCTCGTTGATCAATCGCCCGCGACATGCTTCCGCGGCGCGCTCGCGCGTCTGAACGTCGGCACCGGATGGCGGCTGACAGTTGTGTACGACAGCGCCAGGCGTGATGAAGTTGTGCGTATCTTCGACGTCTAGGCAGTAAACGGTTGCGCCCTCGCCTTTACGTCGGGGGCTCGTGCAAACACTCTCGGCCTGATCGAAGAATGGTCTCGCCGCAGTAGTGGCATATGTTGACGGGTCATACTGACCGCGATCTTCTGGACGTAGCTTGTAATCGAGCGCTGGTGGAACAAACCGCGCGATTCGCTGGCTGAATCTCGCGGCAGCTTCTACGTTGAATCGAATACGCCCGTTTCTAACGACATTCTCGAACCCACGCGCGGCTAGAGCCGCCCCTGCGAGACGTAGATCTTCCTCCGGGAATCCGGCCCCGCAAATCTCGGCATTTGGACGTCTGCTACCTCGATGTTGCATCGAACCGTCGTCGAGGTACCAAATCGCGAACAAAAGATCGGTGGCGTTCTCGATAACGCTTCGCGGGATCCGCTTTTTCCCGTCGGGATAGAACAAGTCATGTGTAGCGTGGCCCCACGCGCCGGCCTGTGTCCTAAACCCAAATTGATCTTGCACCTGCAAACCGGTTGCAGGAGCAAAGATCGGCGAGACCCCAAAGCCAGCGAGTGCGCGTGCTTTAGCTTCCACGTATTCGCGTTGATCGCGCGCGTGGCGGACAACCAAACTTCCACGTGCGAACGTGCCATCACCTAACAATGTGCCCCAGGCGATTTGCTGTGCGATTTCCGACGGCGCACGGTCACCAGTAGCGATCAATCCACCAGTGATCTCAGCCGCGTTACGCCAACCATCAGGCGTCAAAACCGGATGATCTTCGGTTAGCACTGCGTGCGTTCGGCCACGCGCGCCCGCGCGTTGAGCCCAACGAAATGAGACATTGCGCATCTCACGAGTGCCACGCATGTTTCTATGCCAGCCAGTCACACGTCGAGTCGTGATCGATCCGTCGTGGTCGATCGTTTGAACCTCCCCCGTGTAGCGGCTAGCGACCAGTCGATCGATACGTTCTAGTGAGCCATCTCCGAGGCGTACCTGTGTTGTGCCCTCGACGCACAACGTGGCGTTGGTAACCCAGATCGTAGAACGATCCGCGCCGATCTTGCCGAGGATCTGGTTGACGACTTGACCGCTCGGGCCGCAGAACGGCTTGTTGCGGTTCACCTCGAACGCGCCAGGGCCCTCGCCGATGATGATCCACTTGGGATCTTCGGGGCCCTCGCCGCACACCGGGCGATTGGGCATGCCGAGCGACGACAGCGGACACGAGCCGCAGTCGGCACCATCGGTCACGCCGCGTAGCAACGGCAAGCTAACGCGCTCGCCATCTGCCATAGCTAGCTCGTGATCAGATCAGTCCAGAAGCCGTTGTTGCAGTCGTAGGCTGCCCTCGCGAACTTGAGTGCAGCCTGTTCGAGCTCGCTCTCGCAGGCCTCGACGTACGGAGCTGAAGACGCCATGTCGCCAGCGTGATACCGATCGAGGGCCTTCGTGTACTCACGCGACCTACGACGTAGTGCCCTACCCATGTTCGCGAGCCGCAGCGCGGCCGGCTGGGGCCGTTTCTTGACGTCGCTCATGCGAACGCCTCTTTCGTGCACGTCGGGATGCAATCGACGTTGGCGAGCATGTACTCGCGCAACGCCGAGCGATCCGATAGCATCGGCGACGTCGGATCGATGTAGACCGCGAACGTGAGCCCGAGATCGAGCTTAACGATGCGCCGGTCGGCGATCAACCGGCCGACGTAGCGGTAGATCGAGCGCTCGGACACGTGCCCGTAGTCGTCTCGGACGTCACGTTGGATCCACGCCATGAACGTGGGCCGCTTGCCGACTGCCGCGAGCACGCGCTCGGCGAGCAGCTCTTTCATCGTCGGCATCTCGCCGCGTTCGATCGCGCGTAGCCCACGCTCGATCGAGAGCGGCGCCCGTTCTTTGGGCCGATGGTGCAGGACCGGTCGGCGTTTCAGCCGACGGTGCGCGCGGTGCACTTCCTCGATCTCACATTCCTCGTCGCGACAGATCTTGGTTGGGTCCCAATCATCAGACATGGCTCGTCTAGCCCCCTAGACGCAGACGCCACCCGGCGCCCGCTGGTTAGCGGTTCGAGCAAGTCACCGTGGCATCGACGCTCGGTGTGCTTGCTTGCTCGTCTTTAGTTGGTTCGGATGTCACTGGGCAAGTTCTTTCGCCTGTGAATAACTTTGTGGAGAGATCGCTCCCGCAAAAACGTGAGGCATCGCGAGCCGATCGCACGCGCAAAAATCGACAATTCACAGCCGCACCACAGCGCGCGAAGCTTCCGAGGAAACTTCACGCGCCGTGATCCACTGCGAACCGTGCGCTCCCGCTACGCGCGCCGTGCCTGCCCGTTGTTGACGGGCTTGGTCGCCGGCTTGTTCGTGATCGGCGGGGCCTTGGTCGCGGGCTTGGTCTCGACCGGGGCCTCTTCGAGCGGCTGCTCGTTGATGACCTTCGCGCTTGGCTTCGCCGGGCGCGGGTTGCCGTTCGTGTCGACCGACGCCGGCATGTCCTCGTGCACGACCGACGCGCGGATCGTCTGGCCCATGAACTGGCTCGCGACGACCTTCGTCAGCTCGGTCTTGCACGCGAGCATCAGGCTCTTGAGTCGACCGACGGCCTTCTGGGACAACGAGTAGTTGTTCCAGACCTTGCGGCCAGCGAGCTCGCCATCGGCCACCTCGAACGTCACCGCGATATACGGCTGGTTCGAGTCCTTGCCGGTCTTCTGTTCGAAGCCGACGACGGTGAGGTTGTAGTCGCCCGGATCGAGGAGCGGCGCACTTTCGCCGTTCCATGCTTCGGTGGCTTCGAGGTTGAGCTCGATCTCGAAATCGGTGAATTCTTGCTGAGACATTTGACGCTGGCCTTTCTAACGTGACGATGGCCCCCCTAAAGGCCGGGTTATTTCGCCTGCGGTGGAGTCACCTTCGGCGCGGGAACGTTGGGGCGCGTGCCGTTGTTGACGGGGCGCGCGACGGGCGAAGCAACCGGCTTCGCGACGGGTGGCGTGGCGGGCGCTGCGACGGGCGCGGGCGCGACGAACTTGGGCACGATGATCGACTTGATCGGCTTCAGGCTCTTGCGCAGTACCTCGACGTCGTAGCCGAGCACGGCGAGGAGATCGCTGTACGAGCCGACGAACGGATCAGGCAACATGTCGGCGTTCTGGCCTAGCCGGTTACCGGCGATCCACGGGCCATCGGGGCGCGTCCGCATCTCGCGCACGACGTCGACGACCTGGCCCTTATCGATCACGTTGCGGAACTTCGCGTGCCACAGGAAGTCAACGCCGCCGGCAAACTTGCCGCCCTGGTTGCCCGGGATCTGCGGCAAGCCCTTGGTGCCTTGCTCGGCATCGGGCGGCTGTTCGAGACAGCAATAGGCGACGTTGACGCCCTTCGAGCCCGTGATTGTACGCAGCTCGCGTAGGTGCTTGCCGAGATCGCCGTAGATCTTACGGTTGTCGCCCTTGGTGTCGAGCCGCGTGAGGAACGCGAGGAACATGTCGCAGTAGTAGGTGAACGCATCGAACACGATCGACTTGATGCGCCCACATGCGATCAACTGATCGACGCGTCCGTTGGCGGCCATCAGGTTCGCGATGTCACTCATTTGATCGATGCCGATGATCAACGGCTCGACGTCAGGCTCGAACCACTGCTCGCGATCCATGTTGAGGATCGTCTTGTAACCAGACTCGGCAACGTCGGCGATGATCAGCGGGCGCGGCAAGGTCGCCGCCCAATGTGTCTTACCCGAGCGCGTGACGCCGTAGGGTAGAAACGAGAACACCGGGATCTGCGTCGCCGGTTGTGTCATCGAGATTTCACGCATGCGCGTTGGTCTTTCTGGTAGAGGCGCGACGAGCCATCTTGCGTTGCGAGCGCCACGTGCACTTGGAGCACACGGTCAGCAAGCGGTTGAGCTTGATCACGGGTTCCTGGCAGCTCGGGCATCGCTCGACGTCGCGATGGGCTGGATGCAAGCGCTCGATCGTGCACTCCTCGTCACGACACGGCTTGAAATCGTCATCGCCACTCACGGTCAAGGGATGTACCACGCTGGGCTGACAGCTCAGCGAGCGAAACGGCTGTTGGTTGCCGGCACGCGCCAGCGTTTGACTTGTGGGTCCCAATACTTACCCGACGGTCGAATTTTTTCGTCGTCGCGCAGTAGGCCAGCATCGCGCAGCACCGGAAAGACCGCGAGCTCGATGATCGAGACCAGCGGCACGCCAAGTTGTTCGGCGTGGGTCTTGAGTGCCTCGTAGTATTTGCTCGACAGGCTGACCGCTCGTCGCTTCTGGATCTTCGCCATCTCAAATCTCCTCGTTGTTCAAACAGTGGTCCCATTCGCCGCACATGCCGTAGCGATTGATGCAGCCGCCACGAGCGCGCGGGAAAACTTCCGTCGAGCGCGCGAGGTTCATCAGGCCCTCCCAGCGCTTCAGGTCTTTCAAGTGCTGATCGATCTGCCACGTCGACGGCGCGATCACCGTGCGATGCATCTTCGGCTCTTTCTGCTTGCCGATGATGTTGACCATCAAGCCGCGCAGCTCGCCGAAGCGCTTGTCTAGCCCGAGGCGCTTCCAGAGCGCGACTTCGCCGAGGCACTCACCGTCGTTCTGCCAGCCGTTGAGCGTCTCGTAGTCGAAACGCGCAGCGGTCTTGCTCTCGACGATGTACGTCCCCGAGCGCCGGCCTGGCAGATCCTCGGGAAAGAACGCGACGAGATCGTAGCGACACGATTCGTGCGTGCGCGGGTCGTGCACGTCGTGCTCGATCGCTAGCGGGATGATTTGCTCGTGGCGGTAATACAGCTCGTAGGCCGTGAACAGCCGCCACGCCTCGTTGACGAATTCGGTGTTGGCGCGCGAGCGCGCGTACTCGAACAGCATCTCGGGCGTCAGATGCGCGTATGCGCTCTCGGTCATGTTGCCGTAGTACAACGCGAGGAGCGCATGCACGAGCGAGCCGATCGCGAGGCTCGGCGATTCGATCCAGAGTGGCGAGCGAACCTGATCGATGTAGCGGCGCTTCCACGCGTACGGACAACGCTGGTAGAGCGCGAACGATGACCAGCCGCGCCCCGACGACTGGCCACCGAGTTTTTCGAGCCCGTGCTCGCGAAAGAAATCCGCGATGACTTCGTCGGCGGGCGGGAAGCGCTGTAGCAGGATCCCATCCTCGACGCCCGAGTTGACCGCTTCGGTGATCAGCGACGGCTGCTCGACGACTTCGGGCAGCTCGATCGAGATGCCCCACTCGTCGGTGTATTCGACTTCGCAGTCATCGACCTGCGGATGGAGCTGCTTGGCGAGTGCATGCACGACCGGTTCGAGCTCGACGCCGCACAAGAAACACGTGTTGCGCTTGATCACGTGAGAACACTACCGCGGTGGTCTGACAGCTACTTGATCGGGAACGGTGGCGTACGACCGGTCTGGCTACCAGCACGATGCAAGCTGAACTTGCCGAGGTTGATCGTCACGCGTGTCTTGCTGTTCTCGACGTCGCGCTCCTCGTGGATGCACTCGCTCGTATCGATGCCACGACAGATCGCGCGACGGAGCGCGTAGCCGATCAAGCGTTGGCCGATCTCGGTCTCAGCTCCGATCTCGGTATCGGTCGCGAGATTGCGTAGCTGCACATGGTTTCGCTTGTCGACGGTGATTGTGAACGGATCACCATTTTCGGCGACAACGCACAGCTTGATCTCGACACTGTCAGGACGCCATACGACGAGCGCTCCGATGTCGAGATGATCGGAACAAAACTCCTGACCGCACTTCGTGCACTTGGTGGGCTTCACACGCTACCCCGCATGAGCACGACACCGGCCCTGTGGAGAATCTCGGGAACTTCGAGGGTGCCCTGCGAGATGTACTCTTCCTCGTAGACGACACGATCGATCCCGACCTGGATGATGCGCAGCGCGCAGAGCCGGCACGGAATCACGTTGGTGTAGAGCGTCGCGCCAACGAGGCTACGCCGCGCCCAATCGATCGCGTTGCTCTCGGCGTGGATCGTTCGCACGCAGCTCTCGCGGCCGTCGATCATGCGCACGTCGCAACCGACTTCCAGGCAATCGGGCATCTTGCGTGGCGCTCCGTTGTAGCCCGTGCTGATGATCGCGGCCTCAGAGTCGACGATGACCGCGCCGACGCGCTTGCGTCGACACGAGCCGCGTGCCGCGACGGCACGCGCGATATTCAAAAAGTAGGCATCCCACTCGGGGCGGGTCAGGTTTGGGTCTTGAGTCACAGAAGATCCTCCAGGTTCTCGGGTCGCGCGATAACGAGGTTGCTACGCCAGAGCAGCCTCTTGATGGTTTCTTCGTCGGCTTTCGAGGCGACCGGATCATGGATCAAGCGTTCGAGCGCTTGGAGCAACTCCGGGATGTCGCCAAGCCTGATGCTCGTCGCCGTGCTTGCCATGTCGCAGAGCGAGCAGCGAAGCTCGCCGGCCGTATCGATGTAGCGCGCCTCGCGCGAGCATTGCTCTGGCTGAACCGCGCTGCTTAGCGGCTCTGGCGTAGGCAGCCACATCTGACAACGCAACGTCATTGCCGCCTCGCTTGCAGATTGGTCAAGCACTCGAACAACTTGCTGATCGTGACCGTTAGTTCGTGCTCGTTGAGCCGCACGGCAACGATCTTTCCGTCGAGCTTGAGCTCACGCACGGTCATGAGCAGCGCTTCGTGATCTTCGTGTGGCACGATCTCGAAGCGCAACACGCTATCGCCTTGGTTGTAGGCTGTGTTGACGGCTTTAGGTCTGCGGGTCACTGCCCGGAGATGCTACCTCGCTGGGCTGACAGCTACGAAGCAGATCAAGGCGCTGCAAGATGGTACGCGCGCCACGATCACTCAATTCGCCTCGTGCTACGTAGCCATATCCAGTCTGACCGAGGATATCGCGCACGATTACTTCGAGATCGCGTAACGGTTGCAGCTCGTCCTGCAACGTGCGTTTCTCGACGAGCATCGCGATGTAATCCGAGCGACTGAGGCCGTGTTTGAGCGACAGCCGATCGATCTCGTCGAGCGTTTTGGTGTCGAGATCGATTCGCACGTACGTCTTCACGTCGGGCATCTTAGCCTCATGCCGCGCTCGCGATCAGATCTTCGAGCAAACGATCCAAGTCGCCCGGGTCCTCGGGGCCCATGAGGGCCTCACGCAACGCATCGATCGAATCGCGCGCCGCCGCGACGCCAAGCGGATCCGCCGAGGCCAACTTGGCGACGAGCGCACGCACGAGACGTTGATCAACGATGTGATTCGCGATCACGAACGTGATGAACATCGCCCGCGAGGCCTCGAACGTCCGCATCTCGGCCTGCGCGATCACGGCCGGGATGTAGTCGACTTCGGCGAAGATCGCGAACCGCGCGTGCGAGAGATCGATCGCGACTTGCCCGACGGCCATCGTCGCGACGAGCGGCATCGGCACGAGCGAGTCTTTCCACGCTTGCATGCGTCGCTCGCGCTCGTTGGTGTTGATCTCACCGTGGATCACGTAGGGCGTACCGAGACGATCGGCGAGTAGCTCCGCGAAGTCGCGATGCCACGTCCAGACGACAACAGGCTCGCCGCGCGAGACGATCTTCTGGGCCTCGGCGACCGTCACGACGGTCTTGAGCTTCGTGATCTGCCGTCGGTACGCGGCGAGATTCGCGGCCGTGTTCGAGCGCTCGCCCTTCAGTTTTCCGGCGAGGATGTCAAGCCGCTTGCGCTCGGCTTCGGTCACCTCGGCGACGATCACACTGCGCGAGATCGGCGGGATGTCTTGGTTGACATCCTGCCACCGTCGACGGATCATCACGTCACCGAGGCGCGCGTGCAGCTCCTCGGCGTTCGAGATCCCCTCGTACTTGGTTCCGTAGGCCGACGTCACGGGTGCGCCGTAGCGATTCGCGAAGTCGTACTCGGAACCCCACGCGCCGGGCGCGACGAGCCCGAGGATCGAGTGCATCGTCGCCGGTCGGTTCCAGATCGGCGTGCCGGTCGCGGCGACCACGCATTCGGCGTAGGCCTGTAGCACCACCGCGGCCTCGGTGCGCTTCGCGCGTGGATTCGAGAGCGCGTGCGCCTCGTCGAACACGAGCGTGCCGATCTTGAACATCGCACGCCAGTGCTGGATCACGTCGTAGTGCGCGAATACGATCGGCTGGTGCATGACCTGCGTATCGAACGAGCGGCCGATCGCGACGCCGACGGGCACGCCCGGAAACAGCCGCTTGAACCAGCCGAGCCACACAGCGCGCGACGGAAGCGGCCCGACGACGACAAGCGGGCCACGCGCGGGATCGTGCGCGCCGACGCATGAACCGGTGTTGTGTGTGACGATGCAGTGCTCGGTCACGTATAGGCGATCAGGCGCGTCCACAGAAATGCAGCGCACGTGCTCAACACCGGCAGGCTCGATCGCTGCGATCGTCCTCGATGGAAAATACTTAGAGTGGGGTTGGTAGCCTTGGCGCGTCAGGAACGGCGAGATTCCTTCCGGCATCGAGATGTTCAAGCGGAACGAGGGAAGGCCGATTCGTTTCTCGTTGCGGTACGTATAGCGTGGCGCTTCTCTCGGCTTAGGCTCACGCGCGCAACCACCCATACTCTCGACGAGAAATCGGACGGCATCTACGAGTGCTCTCGACGCCGACGAGAATGCGACATGCCCATCACAAAATTCGCCGTCGGTGTCCATCAAGCCGCGCAGCAACGCTAGTCGTTGTTCGATCGATGCGAACAGGAAGACGTCGGGCACAAATTTGTCAGCTGAGCTCAAACCCCAAAGCTCAAGGGTGTTGAGTACAGCTCGGACGCTGTTTTGAACCGATCGTCGGCTGATGCGCCACGTTGTAGCGCGATCGTCTCGTGCGTCTGCGACGAGACGCACATCAGACGGTAGCCGTCGCTCGACTTCCTTCGGAACTAGTTCATCACCGGGCGTGAACACGACAGAGCTACCACAGAACGAGCCGTCACCGAGAAGCACACCAAGCACGTAAGGATCGATCGGCAACTCGCACGGCGGAAACTCGATCGGCTGAACCATCGGGATCCGCCACTTTCGATTGCCATTCGTGTATGTCAGATCCGCGAGCAGCACATCCGTCGATCGGATCTGTGGAGCACCACCACGAGCCCACGCGTTATGATCCCACGCTTGCCATAGATGATCCCCGTCGACTAGGACAGATGCTCCGTCCGAGAACCGGACACGATAGACGGGTAGTCGGCCACGATCAAAAATACCGGTCACGCGATGCTGTCGGCCGTCACTACCGAAAATGGCGGATCCGACTTGTAATGCGCCAATCGTGATCCAGCCATCAGGGGTGAGCACGCGTGTCCACAATGGATGCCCCTTGCCTACGCGCATATCGTCGGCGAGCAGCGTGCCGCGGCGCCCTTCGATGAAGTCGATCGCCTGATGCTGCGTCGTACGCGGCTTGACGCCGAGCTGCGCCCAATGGGCTTCGCGCGCCTCCCAGTCGCCGGGCTGCTTGGCGGCTTCGAGGATCTTGATCGCTTCAGGATCATCGAGGAGCGCGAGCGCGTTGCGCGGCATCGTCGCATGCGTGGCCTTGATGCAGAGATCTTCGTCGAGATCCCACTTGATGCCCGGCACGCCGACGAGCTGCGCGATGCGTTGCTCGGTCATCGAGACGCGATAGAAGCCGGGCTTGTTCGATAGCTCGGTGATCATCGCTTGGTCTCCCAGTATTGGTTGAGCGCTCGCACGAAGCTATCACCCATCTCTAGCCGCGCCGCGGTTCGCGCCTCGGGGCCGGTTGCGTCTGTCGCGTATAGCTCAAGCATCCCGCCATCAGAAAAATGAATCACTAGGTGATCTGCATGCTCACGGGAAGCTGAAGCTGAACCGAGCGACCAAATGCAGTGCGTGACATGCGCCAAGACGATGGTCCATCGCTCGTTCTGCCAGATACCGGGTGTCGAGTCTTCGTTCGCCATCACTTCACCAGCAAGATCGTAAACGGCCCGATGCGGCGCCAGAGCGAGACCCGAGCCTCGGTCTGATCCTCGCCTTCGAGCAGATCACAAGCGCGCAGGCTCGCAGCGGCGTCATCGGTGCTCTCGAACCACGAGACCTGATCGACATCGAACGAGTACGAACCACCGACGCCGGTATCGGTCAACCAGCCGTATTCCTCGTGGTAGACGCCCCACATGGGCTTGGTTTCACCGCCGTGGATGCCGCACCGTCGAGATTCAAGCGTGACTTCGACCGGATTTCGGCACCGCGGCTGCGTGCAGACGTTGTAACGAGCCATCGCGCAGCACCTTAGCTCGCTGGGCTGCCAGTGCTTGGCGAGCTGGCAGGGCAGTGAGGTAGGCTAGCTAGCTGTGTCTGTTAGTGGCGCCGAACACCGGATGCGCGTCGGCCGCATCATGCGCGATGATCGGCTAGACGCGCGCCACAAGCGGCTCGCGATCTGGCACTACGTGCTCGAACAGGAGCTCGTCAGCGGCACGCAATTCGTGCTCGCGCAGCCCGGCGGGCAGATGTACGCGGTGATCGGCGCGTCGCATGAAGTCTTGCGCGTGCCGAACCGCGGCGGCGCGGCGTGGTTCGGGTACCTCAACGAGACCTATGGGCTGCTCGAACACGAACCGTGGACCACGGCGATCCACGATGCCGTGCGGCACTACATCCAGCGTAAGGGCGTCAAGGCCGAGATGCGCCGGTTCGCTGCGTGCGATCCGCGCACGACGACGGGCTACATCTCGAACTACGACGGCTGCATGTACAAGATCGACGGCGAGGCGATCACGCGCGTCACCAACGGCGAGGACGGCGTGTTCTTCGCCGACGACGACGACGGACATCCATGCGCGAATCCCGACATCGGGCCGCACGGCATGCTGCTCGAACGGCTGACCAACCCGAATTTCGCCGCGGCGGGGCTCGCGGGCATCACGCCCGAGCTGCAACGCAAGGCGCTCACGATCTGGATCTTCGCGCTGGCGTTTCCTGACTTGTTGATCGACAAGCCGATCCTGCTCGTCGAGGGCGTGATGGGGGCGGGTAAGTGTCTCGGCCGCGGAACGCCTGTGTTGATGTTCGACGGCTCGGTCAAGCCCGTCGAGCGGGTTGTCGACGGTGATCTTGTGATGGGGCCCGACTCGAAGCCGCGTCGAGTTTCTGGAACCACCAAAGGCCACGGGCCGCTCTATCGCGTAACGCCGATCAAGGGTGACGCGTTCGTCTGCAACGATGCGCATGTGCTAACGGTCGTGTTGAGCGGCCACAAGAACAAGCGCAACGAATGGATCAACCGAAACAAGATCGTCGACGCAGAAATCGGTGAATTCAAGCGCTACCAACGCTACACGGCGCTCGGCCGTGATCAGGCGCTGTTGTTTCGCTGCCCCGTCTATTTCCCAACGCGGGCCGTAAGCGTAGAGCCGTATCTGGTTGGGCTATGGCTTGGTGACGGTCACAAGGATGGCGCCGCGATCACCAAAAACGACACTGAGATCCACGCCTATTGCGAGGAGATCGCGACACAACACGGCTTGACTATCCGCAAGCATGTCGACCCACGCAACGGCGTCGTGACTTGCCATTTCACGTCTGGGGCGCTCGGCGGCGCTGGACGAAACCCGCTCCGTACGTTCTTCAAGACCTGTGTCGTCGACGGAGAAAAACGAATCCCACGCGAGTACCTCATCAATAGCGAGCCCGTGCGGCTAAACCTGCTTGCTGGGCTTCTAGATACCGACGGCTACCTCGGGAACAACTACTACGAGATCACCATGAAGGATGTCGGCCTTCGCGATGACGTGCTGTTTTTGGCGCGCAGCCTAGGCTTCGCGGCGTACTCGACGATCAAGTGGGCGACGATCAAGTCGATCGGCTTCGAGGGTAGTTACTATCGCGTGACGATCAGTGGTCACATCGATCGCATTCCGTGCAAGCTCAAGCGCAAGCAAGCCAAGCCACGTCAACAAGTCAAAGACGTCCTACGTACTGGGTTCAAGATCGAGCCGATCGGCGACGGCGAATACTTCGGCTTCCAGCTCGACGGCGACGGCCGATTCTTGCTCGGTGACTTCACGGTCACGCACAACACGTCATGCGTGACGCACGCGCAGTTGGTTCTGACCGGCGCCGAGCATCCGATGGTGCTCCAACGAAACAAGGAAGACGACTTCGGCGTGATCCTAACGCGCTCGCCGATCGCGCTGTTCGACAACACGGACAGCTTCATCGATTGGGTGCCCGATGCGATCGCCGCGTACGCAACCGGCGCGAAGTGGCACAAGCGGCGGCTATTCACCGATGACGAGAACCTCGTGATCAAGCCGCAGAGCTTCATCGCGGTCGCGACGCGCAACCCGGCGAGCTTTCGCCGTGATGACGTCGCCGATCGTTGCTTGATCTTGCGTTTCGATCGTCGTCAGTCGTTCACCGATCGCGGCACGCTCGTCAACGATCTACTCGATAACCGCGGGGCGCTGTTCGGCGAATACCTCTGGTTTCTGGGCCAGATCTCCGCGCGCATCCGTGCCGAGGGCGGACTCTCGACGCGCAACGAGCGCTTCCGCATGGCGTCGTTCGCGGCGCTTGGTCGCGTGATTGGCCGCGTGCTCGGATGGGGCACCGACGATGTTGATCACGTTCTGTCGGCGCTCCAAGGCGAGCGCGACGCATTCGTCAACGAGGAAGACCCGTTGGTCGAGCTGCTCGAACAGTGGATCGGTTACAAGTCGCGTCACGCGCCCACGAACATCGGCCGGACGGTCAACGCGAACGTGCTCCACGCCGAGCTAGAAACGTTCGCGCAGAGCAAGCAGATTCAGTGGAAAGACACGCCGCGTACGCTCGTCAGCAAGTTGCGCTCGACGCACGTGGAACGCGTGTTCCGCATCGAGCAACAGAACGTCAACGGGCAGCGGCACTTTCGGCTCTGGCGCCACACTGATCCGCGGCTAGAGTTGGTGCCCGGCGACGGCGAGGTTGCGTTGCCCGAGGACGAGTAACGATGTTCATCCTGCGACGCACCGACGACGGAAACTACTGGCACGCGACATGCGAGAAGTGCGGCAAGGAATTCAGTGATCGCGTCGATAATCGCGCCTGGGGAGAAAATCCGTTCGTTTTCCTACAAAAGCTTCAGACGCATTGGGAAACTCGAAACCTCGTAGGCGTCTGTTCGGTAGTCACGCAAATCGAAATCGCCTGATGTGGACCCTGCCCAAAGACGTCGCGTTCACGATTCGACGCATCGAGAAACCGCTTGCTGACATGATCCGTCTTGCCGGCGGCGGTTCGCCCGAGCGTGTCTCGATCCAGATCACGCCGAACATCAAGATCGAGATCCCGCGGTACCGCAGCGACCACGCGCACGTCTACAACGTGTATTCGGGCGAGCTGAACACCGCGAACGTTGTCGAGGAACGACACGGCAACGTGTCCTACTGGGCACGTTACGCGCGCTATTGGACCGGTACGCTCGGGCCTTGCGAGTTGTTTCTACGGCGCGATAGCCACATCGTGACGATCTTCGTGCACCAGTTGTGGCTCGATGAGCTAATGAAGGGCGAGCTCGAAGTAGCCCGCGATGCGATCTTGCAGGCCGACAAAGACATCCCGCCGGACGCCTACAAGATCGCGAAGGAGTTGTTGCCGTTTGGCCACGGGCTGTTCGTCGCGTTGATCAGGAAAGAACGCGGGCGATGATCGAGCAATTCATGATCGCATGCCTCGTCAAGCTGCTCGACATTGATAGCCGCGCAACGCCAGACGTTCGGCGGTTGGTGAACCGCGCGTTGTGTGACTACTACCAGGTACCGTTCATATGCCGCGACATCTATAGCGGCCGATTGGTCTTCTGAAGATGCGTACGTGCGTGTTCGATAACCATCAGGCGTTGTATATGGGCGTTGCACGCGGTGAGATGGAACGTCGACGCATCGCGAACGGCGGGCTCGAAGCCGATTGGATCTGTGGCGCTCCTGCGACGTTTGTCGTCGACGACGAGTACACATTCGAGGAGCCAGACGAGGAGCCGGATATCTACTTGTGCGCACGTCACGCGCAGATCTGGAACCACGTAGGGACCCCCTTCCGAGGGCTCAGCCGCGAGCGCCAGATCGAGATCCTTGGTCCGCGCGCCGTACGGATTAGCTGTCAGAGCAGCGAGGTACAACCCTCGCATGGCCAAGCAGCAACGCCGCAAGCCACCAAAGCGTAAGCCCGGACGCCCGAAGATCGACGACGATCTCGCGATGCTCGTGAGCGTGCTCGATTCCTCGGCGAAGGCGCCTTGGACCGAGAACCTGTTCTCGATCCCATGGCGCGACGGCTGGAACGCCGCGACGCTCGCGCTCGACTGCTATCAACGCGTACGAGAACACGCGTCCCCGGCGTTCGGGCACACCGATGAGGTAGAGCGATTCATTGACATCCTACGGCGTCGTGACGATTCGATGCTCGCCTACGAAACGATCGAGATGGATCGGCACCAATTGTGGCGGCTAGCGCTGCTCTGCGCGATCGATATGGACGCTAAGAGCCTACCGTTCATCATCGCCGGCCAGCGCTGCATCGAGCTCAAGATCGCCAACAGCCACGGCGGCGGCACGGTCTACAACGACGTGTGGCTCCGCACCTTCGAGCGCCTCGGCGAGACCGCCGAGCGCTTCCAAGATGACATTCGCTATGCGCGTTGCGTCGACGTGACCGGTCTCGAACCAACGCTACGCAACGACAAGAACGATCGACTTCGCCGGGCCTTCACGATCGCGTGGGATCGAGGGCTCTATCAGATGGCCTACGCACTGCCACGAGCACGATGAGCCACATTAACTTCGGTGACGATCGTTTAGAGGAGTCGTTCTGGGCTCAAGTATATCCTTGCCCAATCACCGGGTGCTGGTTGTGGCTCGGGTGCTGGCATCGTTGCGGTTATGGCGTGGTCTACCTACCAGAGTTGAAGCACAACAACACGCTAGCGCATCGATATAGCTATCAGCGCCTGCGTGGGCCGATTAGTGACGACTTGGTAATCGATCATCTATGTCGTGTTCGTTGTTGCGTGAACCCGGCGCATCTAGAACTAGTGACCAACAAAACAAATCTGCTACGCGGGGTCGGTTGGGCTGGCCGTAACGCACGCGTTGACGCTTGCCCAAATGGTCACGCCTACACGCCGGAAAATACCTATCTCTACGAGTTGCGTAATGGCACCAAGGGGCGCTACTGCCGCCAGTGCCGCTATGAAGCCAATCGTGCGGTTACCGCACGAAAGAAAGCTGCGCGCCAAGCGCAGAGAGGGAGTGATTAGTCGATGCGCCTTTACAACACGCTGGTGATCTACGACGTCTACACCGTTGCCGAAAGCGCAGAAGCGGCCAATGAAGCCGCGCTCGCGCTCGTGCGCGCACAGGAAGATCCGCTTCCACCGAGCGAACAAGTCGCCAACGAGGCGAAGCTCGCCAAGAACATCCGCACGAGCTGGTGCACTCAGCGGCCGTTGGTCGGCGCCGATGTCTCCGATGAGGACTTCGAGCAGCTCAAGGGCAAGACGACCATCGAGATCCGCGAGCTGATCTACGGCAAGGAGCCCACGAAGGAGCCCAAGAAATGAAGACCTACGCAGCGCAAGTTCGTTGAACGTAGGTGATGCAAATGGTCTGCGTCGGCCCATACGTGCACGGGTTGACCGAGTTGCAGGTCACGCCGACGGTGTACTGGCACGTTGTAGTGATGCAGCCCTGGGTCGAGATGCCACCTGCGGCCTCTCTGAGCGCCGGCTCGGTCAGCAACTTGATGGTCTCGGCGCGCAGTGTGAGTTTCGTGGCTTTGATTTTCTTCATCGGAGCTCAACTGTAGCTGGCAGAGCAGCGCGCTACAACAACGCGACGATGAAACGCCAATCGCTCGCGACCGAACGCACGGGCATGACCCGTCGCTTCGCGCTGCCCTACCAAGCCAACGACGGGCTACCCCCCGAGATCAAAGAGGGCCTCGCGCATCTGAAGAGACTCGCCGAACAAGAACAAGCTGCTGGCAAGTTGGATCCCACGGTCTCGCATTGTGTGCACTCGGCGTGCGCCTGGCTAGAAGGCGTGATCGCGCCGACACCTGCGGTCGAGCTGATGAAGATCTACTTCAACGTCGGGCTCTACGAAGATGGTCGACCTGGCGAGATCTTCATCAAGGCCGATCGGTCGGGCAGCCTCGCGAGCGGTGCGCTCGATGCCACGGCGACGATCATGAGCATCGCGCTGCAACACGGCGTAGATCTTCACACGCTGCTCGACAAGCTGCGCCACACGCGATTCGAGCCCAACGGCTACACCCGCGACGCTGAGTTTCCGTACGTGACGAGCGCGCTCGATGCGCTCGCGCAGTGGCTCGGCAAGAAATTCCCGCGCCAGGAGTAGTGATGGCACGCAAGTTGATCACGTGTCCGATCTGCGGTGGGCCACTCGTCACACGCTACCGCGTGCTCGAACGCGTGAGCTATCGTGGCTTCGGTTGGGAGGTTCCTGTCAATCCAAGAGCGTATGTGCAGGTGCTGTACTGGTGCGCCACGTGCGAACACGTCGCGCGCGTCATGAAAGTTTGCCCGCGTGACCGCAAGGCACTCTATCAGTCACGCGATGACGCCCAAGCCGCCGCAGAGCGCAATGTCGAGCGACGCAAACGCGAAGCGGCCGAGCGTCGACGATCACAACTCGCTCAAGCGAAGGAGGGCCGCTGATGAGCCATCACCTAGAAGAATTGATCACGCTGCTACGCGAATTCGACGTGAACGCAAAGAGGCGCCACAACGAGATGCTTCAAATGCTCAAGGAGCTTTTGGAGCGCGTCGAGGAAGCCGTCCGAGACGGAAACCGACGAGATCGCTAGCTGGCAGACCACCGAGGTACAACCCTTGCGATGAAAGTCTACATCGCAGGTGCGAGCAAAGAGATCACGCGCGCGGAACGCTGGATGAATCGGTTGCGCGAAGTCGGCATCGAGATCACGTCAACGTGGGTCGACAACATCCGCAAGGTCGGCAGGGCGAATCCACAAGGCGCGACGATCGAACAGTACAAGCAGTGGGCGATCAACCAGTGCTTGCACGAAGTCGAGCAAGCCGGCGTGTTCTGGTTGCTCCTGCCCGAGTGCGAGACCGTTGGTGCCTACGTCGAGCTCGGTCGTGCCTTCACGCTCGGTCGCTTGATCGTGATGTCCGGTCGACACCGGCCGATCTTCACGCCCGCGCTCGCGCAGTACCACTCGCACTACGACGCCGAGATCGCCGACTTCCTGCGGCGACTATCGAAGGCCGATGACACGGCCGCGTCGGTGCCGTTCAAGATCGACGGTGTCTCGTCGCATTGGAGCGAGTGATGTTCGCGCTCGGCGACACCGAGTGGCCCGGTCTCAGCAAACTAGCCGAGGAAGCCGGCGAGACATTGCAGGTGATCGGCAAGCTGATCCAGACGCGTGGCCTAGAAGCGCACTGGGACGGCACGAACCTACGCGAGCGGCTCGAAGACGAGTTGGCGGATCTCAAAGCCGCGATGATCTTCGTCGTGCAGCACTGCAATCTCGACGGCCCGCGCATGGAGGAACGCTCGAAGGCCAAGCTCGCGCGCTTCGAGCGCTGGCACGAAACGGCCGAGTTGAATCACTTGGCGCTGCGCTAGCGCGAGCGTGTTAGCGTCCGCGACATGCAGCTCCTAGCCTTCTTCGTCTCGTTGTTTCTCGACGATGCGCAGGTCGCGGCGTTCCAACGAACAGCTCCGACGTACCTGACGCACGAGACCGCTCGCGAGCACATGGCCTCGGCGTTCGCCGTCGGGATCGTGACGGACACCAGGCCGGCGCTCCTGCTCTCGATCGCGTGGTTCGAGTCGCGCTACACGCAAAACGTCGTCTCGCGCGAAGCCGGCGGCAAGGTCTCGTGCGGCGTGATGACGCCGATCCCACAGACGCGTTGTCAGCCTTCCGATCTAGTTAGTAACTACCTAGAAGGCGCGCAGCATCTGCTCGTGTGGCGCCGTGCATGTCGCGACAACGAGCGTTGCAAGCTGCTCGGCTACGGCGGCGGCTACCGTGCGATCAAGCTCTGCGCGTCGGGCGCCAAGCATCACGCGTGTTTCATGCCGCAGAGCCGACTTTTTCGAGCGAACCTGATCGAGCGTGGTTGGCGCGGACGCGTGAGCGTCTTACGCTGGCGCGCATGACCATCAACAAGGCCCACGAGCATCCCTTCGGCGCGACCGTTATCCCCCACAATGGCACTCTCGCCGGTCCGACACCACCCAAGCCGCCCGCGACGGTAGCCGGCGCCCCGATCGTGCGAGATCTCAAGGGCGAGCCCAAGCAGCCCTCGAAGATCGCGACGAAGATCGACGAGTTGATCGATCTGTTCGCAGACCGCGTCGCCGACAAGGTTCTCGCTCGGCTCGACGGCTTGGCAGAGAAGTACAACCCAGGCGTTACTGCAATGGCGCAGGAGCTGATCGCTCGCCATGCCGACGTCGAGGATCTGAACCGCGAGATGTTCTCGGTCGGGGAGCGCGTCCCCAACGTTCGAGACGTGGCGTTCAAGCCAAGCCGCGAGCCGGTTGTGGTTGCTCACGACGAGGATCAGGCGCCACGCGATTACGGCCTTGGCATCCTCGAACAGAACGCGTATACGACGATCTCACTGCCGAGCGAGAGCGGCGACGCGAACCAGATGCACACGGCGCTCGAACAGGCGCTGCGCGAGCGCGAGCTCGTCAAGGTCACACGGTTTGCGCCAGGTCCACTCGCATTCGATATCATCCTCGAAGGCATCACAACCGACGAGAACGGGCTACCAGCGGTTCCAGTACGGCATTGCACGGTCTACGCGCAGCCGTACGGCCAGGGCTACACCGACGGTGCCAAGCCGAACGAATACGTGTTGCTCTGCAACGGGCGGCGCGTGATGCGCTCGCGCACGATCTCGGGGCATGGCCCCCAGCAATTTCAGGGTGGCCACGGATTTCGTGGCTTCGAGTCCGACGCGTCTGGCGTTCATAACTACGTTTTCGCCGGTCGGCATGACGACACCGGCTACTCGGCCGGGCTCACGTTCGACGAAGTGCTCGCCGCCGTCGACGGACCGCTCAAGTCGGCCTCTTGGGGCCGCGACTCTTGAGCTTCACGTAGGAGCTGCTCCTCGGCCTCGTAGCGCTCGATCAGGCTTCGAGCGCTGGTGAGGGCCTCCA